TGGATTTGTTCAAAAAAATGGGTATTTATTGGATTTTAAGCATCTCACAAGATTGTTTGGGCTTTGCAATTAGGTACTCCCACCGGGAATCGAACCCGGATCAAAGGTTTAGGAAACCCTTAATCCAAATCTGATTTTCAGCGAGTTACACAATTAGTATGTGATTTTGTAGAATTATTGTAGAATTTCTGTATTTCATCATTCATTACTACGTTCATTTCGCCCACAAAGGTAATACAATTTTTTGGGAAACGAGCAAGAAAAAGTGCCGACTTCTCAGCCGACACTTCCCAACTTAATAAAAACAATCTTAACCTATGAAAAGAACCTACTTCAATTCTATGTATTCTGTATAGGTGATTTTGGTGTGCGGATTGGTGCTTGTTATTTCCTGTCGTATGGCTTTTGTACCCCAACGGAAAAACAAGAATTTCTTAGGCACACGGTGGACTATCTGAATGAGGGTGTCCTGTGATACCATATTGAGCGACACATCACGCCCTTTGAGTTCACCAAGTATATTTACCCACGCATCATGCCAACTGAAAGCCTTGAGGGTATCAACAGCACCATCACGATACACAATGCTGTCACGGACTTGTGTAATCACCTTTACCTCTGTTTCGGTTGCAGTGGTCATTGCGGATTGCAACCGCTTAACCTTTACCCCCAATTCTTCTGCTGTCTGGCACACTTGCTTGTAGTTGGCTTTCAGTTCGGAGTTGGTAAGTTCCAACTTTTGAACACTCGCAGCCGACTTGCCAGCCTCTGTTTTATAATAGGTGGCTTTCTGCATCAATGCCGTTTGGTTGGCGGTCAGCCTGTCGTTGTCCGTCTGTAAGGCTCTATTTCGGAGATACAGAGCCGAACACAGACAGACCAACACAACCATAGCGATAGTTACCCACTTTCTCATTTCGCCACATTGTTAATGTAGTCAATGATACCCTCAACGTGGAGTGTGGTTATTGCAGTCTTGCCCTCTTCTGAAAGCAAGAAGTCCACATCTTCCTTATTGTCTTGGAACAGGTTTTCAGTCAGAACTGCGGGACAGAGCGTATCACGGCAAATGGCAAGGTTTTGTGTGATGTACTTTTCGTTTGGCACAGCACGGTTGCCTTTCAAGCCAAGTTCAATAGCCTTGTTCCACAGACAGGCAGCAAGTCGTTTGCTGTTGGCAGAGGCATTAAGTCCGACATGAGCGGTAAAGCCTCTTGCACTATACCACTTGCCATCACTGCCAACGGCATTGTTGTGAATACTCACCACAAGCACATTCTTTGAGCCAACCTTGCGGCATATATCGTTCACTCTCTTGCATCGAATGGAAAGCGAAATGTCAAATTCTTCTGGCACTATGCGCTCAACATCGTAGCCTTTACACTTGAGGCATTTTTCTACACGCTTTGCAATCTCCCTTGCATAAGCGTATTCATGCAAACGACCATCGGGCGATTGCTTGCCCGTGGTGTTCACTCCATGCCCATTGTCAATTAAAATTTTAACCATAATATATAATCTGCTTAAAATGTTGTATAGTTCTGCATATAATTTTACGCAAAACTTGTATTTATGCGTTCAGCCGTTGGTAGAAGTCGGTTTTGATGTTGTCGTATGCGAGCTTCACGTTAGTGTAGGCACGGGCATTGTTTGCGCCATCCTCATTGTAAATCTCGCCCTCTACCACCTTTGCCACATCTTCAACCCAATCAGTGTTGCAATACTCGGATATTGGCTTACCTCTGTATGTGAATGGGTCAAAACGGCTGTTGCGGTCGTTATGGATAACTTGAAGTGATTTGCGTATCTTTATAGCTGTCGCTTCGTGGTCTATGATGTGGTTTTCCTCACGCACACGCTTGATAAGCCTACAAACTTGCTCAATGGATAGGTCAAAGGCAAAACCTGTGAGGTTGCGTATTCTTAACTGTGTTTCTGTACGCAACCCCTCGGAAATGTCCTGTAACATATCGTTCTGTGCGTTTGTGGTCTTGGCAAGCTCTTGGAGGCTCTCCTTATTGTCTTGCATCATTTGATTTATGATAGCCTTAAACCACTTGAATATTGCCACCATCATTGCAGCCGACAACAGCAAGAAGAAAGCAGCCGTAACCGCCATCATACCGAAATCGCTTATACCATGCGCAACGGTTGTTACATCTGTCGTGTTCATCGGCTTCTCCTGTTCTTGGTACGTTTGTAAAACTCAAAGTTTTCCCTATCTTCCTTGGTTATCTCACTTTTAGGCGAGAACACACGAAAACCGTACATATTGCCATAACTCACAACCTTAATGATTGCACGGAACGGATAATGTCGCTTGGGATTGCAAAACACCTCTTTCAGTTTCTTGCTGTCCGTGAAGAAAGCAGACCGATTGTAACCCTCCCCATAAGCGACAAGTGTACGGTCGCCATTTTCGGTTGCTCTGTTCTGCCAACCAGTGAACACCATTATCTGATTGACAACCGCATCCACAGATGTAAACTCACAATCGAAAAGGTCGCTGTTCTCGTTGGGGTCTTCAATGAAATCTTCTATCTCGTTCATAAGTCCATAGGAATGTTAAGGGTTTCACAATCGCTGTCTATCATCGTGCGGATTGCCAGACGGTCTTTCAAGAAATCCTCATAAGGTTTCTTTGCGGATTCATCCATCAAGCCAAGCGTAGCACTCTGATACTCGTTCACCAACTTGCTTTCGGTCTTAGCCGGGTACTTTGCAGTGATTAACGTGCTGAAAATGTTATCGGCTGTCTTGGGATATTCCACACGGAGGCTGTCGTACTGCCACATCTTGCCTGTCGGAGTTTCCCCCTCCTTGACTATGTGCGTACCGCCCATTTCGTCTGCTACTACATCCACTTCTTTTATGTTGTGATTGTAGAGAAATGTTCCCTGTCCGTTGTTGTAAGGGTCTATCACTTGCGGACGCTGTTCTGACAAAAGACCCATTGATAAAATGCTTGTGTCCATAGTTTGTAATTTTATTAAAGACATTCTTTTTGTGTACCTCGCTACATCTGCTTATCCAACCATATTCAGACGAAAAGAGGTGCTTTATATCACTCTCATCTTTAATAGGACATTTCTTAGCGATAATGGATGCCTTGCGGTAGAACTTCAACAATATGCTTTTTCTAAGCAATACGTTGTAATGGTTCTGCAAAAAGCCGACATAATCAATGCCTCTATCATCAACGGGGAATATCTGCCAATTTGCCTTATACTCCACTTTCAGCTCGGCAGCGAGATACAAGCCTGTCATGTCAAGCACATAGTGCAGTGCTTCCTTGCTCTCGCACAGGAAAACCATATCATCCATATAGCGGAAATAATACAGTTTCACTCCAAATCTGCGTAGGATGTAAGGTGCCAGAACTTCCTTAACCCAATGGTCAAAGAAAGCCAGATACAAGTTGGCTAAGTATTGGCTTGTGTAGTTCCCTATCGGCAACCCCTTGTCTTTACCGTTACTGTCAATTATCTTATCTAACAGGCGCAACATCTGAATATCCGCTATCGTGTACCTTATCACAATCTTCAATGCGGCATGGTCAATGTTATCATAGAACTTGCGGATGTCCGTTTTCAGACAATAGCGTGTTCCTTTCTTATCACGCATAAGCGCACTGCGCACATCAAGCATACACTTGTGTACACCACGCCCTTTGATGCAAGCGTAAGTGTTTTCAATGAATAGATGCGTCCAATGCTCGCCCAACACGTTTATCACGCAATGGTGAATGATGCGGTCGGGAAAGAATGGGGCAATCATCAAGACACGTTCCTTGGGGTCATGTATCTTTCTTTCCTTATACTTGCCGGGTACATACGTTTCATACGCCAACATTTCATACAATTCATCAAGCCTTTCGCAAATATGCTCATTGAAATCGTTAATCTCGCTGCGTTCACCTTTGCCGTGCTGTGCGTTGTATTGAGCCAGACACAAGTTTTCGTTTGTGTAGAGCAAGTGATATACGTTCTTCAACTTCTTACTTGGAGAACAAGCCAGCTTGCCTGTATCGCCAATGTAAAGACCGCAATCCTCAAAGTCGGAGTATTGATACAAATATGTATTTGCGTTCATCTACTATATGTGCCGTTAGTCTAATACAGAGCTTTCAATTTTCTTACTCGCACCGTGTTAATCACTATTTTTCTACCAAGAGGTAAAGTGTCGGCAGCTTCAGTATCTTATTTCTCAATTGAAACCAAACGGTAAAAGCGGAAGCCACTGTCCGCATTCGAGTTCGAGGAACGATTATTCGCATTCAGATAACCGAAACCCGCATTCGCACCATTATTCGCATTAGCAGACAGGAGGCAACCCCAAACTACCGACACTTAAAATATTTTGTTTTAATATTTCCTGTTTATTCTCTCACTCACTTTGCCCCGATTTTCGTTGCGCCGTGAACCGTTTTTGCAGTCTGTCAAAAACGGCACAAGCGGAAGCCACTGCCCGCAGACGAGTACGAGGAACGAGTACCCGCAGACAGAGAACCGAAACCCGCAAGCGCACCATGAGTCGCATGAGCAGACAGGAGGCAACCCCACCATCCACTTGCTGTTCTGCCCGGATGCCAGTAGTAATCACGAGCACCTTGATTGCTGCTACCACCTATTGCATCGGGGAAACAGATACCATTCGTTGAAATGGCGAAGTGTAGGATATAGCCACTATCACGGGGCAAATCACACATTTCTTCATATCCATCGGGAACGGTTGTAGCGTTGTCAGAGTGTGAGGTGAACTTTGTAGGGTCTTGGCACAGATAGGCTATACTCCTACCGCCCTCAGTGTCGGGAATATGGCGTATAAGCACATCATCAGCCAACAGCCACAAATATTCAAATGGTGCTTCAAGTCCACGGTATGATGTTACATACACGGTCTTATCGCCACCCGTCCAACCTTTGATAACATAAGGTATGCGACCTGTATTGTTTCCGAGGATTGCAGTAACACCACAAGGCACAAATGGATTGTAACCGCCCCATGTATTCCACTGTGAACCATCAACAGCGGGACCACTACCCAAACCGCCCTGTCTGAACCCGTCAGCAGTCAGTGTTTCGTTGTATGTGTCTTGGCAGTGCAAGGATGCGTATTCTATGCGTTGTAACCATGCTATTTCTGTATATACACGATATACGCCAAGGTGAGTGCCATTCTTGCACAAAGGACGTGCGCCAGCCTTGCTGATAGAAGTTCTTGGCATACCAAGCATAGAATGGTATGTGCCATCCCAAGCCGAATTAGAGCCGTTGCCACCACGGAAACGTGAGGCATTGTCAGCCAACTTCAATATGCCCTCATCATCACGCAAAAGTTCATCACCATTCCATTGCAACCAACAGCCAGACACGGCAATGTTATTGTCACGGTCAATGGTAGCGCACCAAGGCGAGCAAGTCTTGCGTGTCATTTCCACAAAGCCGGGTAAAGGATATTCGGAAATGCCATACACCCACTTTGTACCCTCAAACTCAACACGCAAATAGTATTTGGGTTTCTCCAACATCACGTTTCCATCCGTGCTGTCAATGGTAGCCTTTGCGCCCGAATCCTTTTTGCGGCTGTCGTTTTGGTGCAAGTAGTATTTAACAGAGCCGTCCGTGTTTTCCACGAAACGCCTCAACTTCTTCTGTATGGGTAACGTGCGGTGCAAGTCAAGGTTTCCAACCCTTGTGAGCTTGTAGTCCTTGCTTGTCAAGTCGCCTTGCACACCGTACCACATATCGTAAGGATATTGTGGCTTTGTAGAGCCACTGCCTAAAATCAGTCCCATGCGCTTATACAATTTTATTTGGTTGTTCACTCGCTCCCCAATATACATCAAACTTGCCCAAGTCAATAGCGTTTGGGGAAATGTACGCTATCATTGCGGGCGTCCAGTCGCCAATCGGCACAGGCAAAGCTCCAACCGCTTTGTCACCTATCAGCCTACATTCAAGCAGTGTGTCGCTCAACATCGTGTTTTCCTTGCTACGGACATACACGGAGAACGGCACACCACCTTTCAATGCAAAGCCTTTCGACAGGTCGGTTATGCTGCCTTTGGCTATCAGTCTTACATCTTCCATAATTTACTTGGTAAATCTACACTGCAAAGGTAGTAAAAATGTGTCTAAGAAACACACCTTATACCATAAATCAACAATATTTGGAGCATTTGCCCCAAAACACCGCCTAATATGGTGGCTAACAAGTCCAACCAATCCCATTTACCACCATAAGCTCTGTCCTTAAACTCCATGCCACAAGCCAATCCACCCACGAATAAGACCGTGAGTAGAAAGGCACAAGGTATGGCATAAAGAAAGTGTTTTTGTCTGTTGCTTTCTGTAATCCAATTCATAATGCCATTAAATTTGTTAAGTTCGTTTCAAGCGCATTGATTTGCGCTCTTTTCTCATTTCTATCTTCGTGTAATGCCTTGATGTCATAAGGCAGTTCTTCACCGACAAGGGAGGCTTCATAACACTTGATAACTTGATAATCTGTTTCTGACAATTCAGCTTTGATAGCGTCAATCTCACCCTGTATCTTTGTCGTGTTCACAACCTTTTCATAGTTGAACGAGATACGGTTTCCATTGTCGTAAGGAACTAATCTAATGGTGTAATTATCATCATCGGATATAGTCTTACTTTCATCAATATCATCAACAGGCTTCCAATCAGAAGAAAGGTTCTGCACCTGTCCTTGCTCTACCTCCCTTGCTCTTAGAAAGCCATTCTCTATATATCCATATTTTGCCATAGCTTTATTGTTTTAATACTTCCATCTTGATACTATCCAAGCCTCTTTTTTCACACCATTAACATAGCCGATTGTAAAAACAAACATACCACCTTGTCCCTCGCTAAATGGGTAATACGTGTTTTCGGAAGTATCATCGTAAATATAATGCCCCGTCAATGGATAAATATTCAGCGAGCCACTCCACCATTGCTTAACGAATATCACTTGCCCCTCTGTTGGATTAGATGGCAGATATACCGTTTCATCGTAACGAGAATAACCGATAACCACACTATCACTTCCCGACAGGTAACTTGAATGACCTTTCGTTCCGCTTTCTGTGATACACTTGCGCCCAAGTATAAGACCACCAGCATACAGATTGTAGAAGAATCCACCAAAGGCGGGTGCAGTCCCGCTGTTGTCCGCTCTACCATATACACCAGCAATGATTGTATCTACCATATTAACCGACCATGTTCTTTTAGCAACATTGGCGAACCCAAGACCAACAATTGCCCCACGGTGTGTATATCCAGAGCTTAAGGGCATACCATCCGTACCAGCCATATTTGAAAATATGCCTGTTGGGGAAAGGTAGGATGTGCCAGTTGAATAGCTTGGCGAGTTTTTAGCGTGAACTTCAACATTGCCCCTATTCAGACTAAGCCGAATGTTTGCACCAAACTGATTGCCGTACTCTGACATAATGTTATCATAGTCATTATCGGATGTTTCAAGCAACACCTCTCCACCTTTTGCATCAAGCGTTATCTTATTGCCTGTTTCAAGCGTTGAAACTATCTTACCTTGGCTTATAAACCAATCACCGATATTTGCGCCCTCTGCCAAAAGTAGATTTGTAGCAATGCTTTCAAATTGCGCACCGAATGGATTCCACTTAGATGTATTTGTCGGTAGGACATTTGAGAAACTACCCGCATCTATCCGTGCCACATAGTAAATGCCATTATATTTGACTGCATCCACACGGTACTGATTGCCGTAATAGGTCTTGCTGCTATCATACACGCCACGATATACCAAGGCAGGACTTTTGCCATTCTCGCCATCCTTTCCGTCATAAGGTGTAATGCGCACAGGGTCGCTCCAATTGGTGAGCAATGCGCCTGTTGCGCTCTTGGTCGCAATGGTCATCCACAAGTATTGTAGCGTACCAACAGACGGCTGTGTGGTAGTCCAACCGCTCGGCTCTGCATCTGTCTTAACCAAACTTGGCGCACTTGTAGTAGAGCCATTCTTGGCAAAGCGGTACTCTTGGTAGTCGGGGCGATTGTCGTTTGAATTTGCATCATAGGCAGTTGCCACCTTGCCAAGTTCCAACTTTGGCATACAGATATAGAGATATTGCGAGTTGCCCTCAATTATGATTGGTTGCAAGCGGAACAACACATATTCAGTATCGGCAAAACTTGCCTTTGTCTTGAATGTTATAGTATGTTTTTTCCATGCCGTGTATGTCGGATAATCAACAACACAATCCGCACCAATAGTATTGTTGTATTGTACACCATCCACAAACACCTTGGTTGTATCAATGGCACTTGGGAATACATAGGTGCTGAATATTGTACCGCCTGTTTCAAGTATGCGCACCCAATTAAGGGTTGCTTTGCCTGTGCGTGGGTCTGTACTGTCATACAAGTATGCCGCAAAATGATACACACCATCAGCGGGTACATCGTCAAACGAAATGGAGGCTGTCGTGTTATAGGTATTGCTGACAGAAATTTCCTTTTGCCATTTCCATCCGTCTTGCCATATAAAGCACCTTAATTCCTTTCCGTCTGATTTAGCTTGCGCATCAATGCGTCCATTGAATGAGAATGTGTACTTGTGCCCACTTCTTAGATACAATGTGCGCTGTGCAAAGCCGTATGCGCTGCTTGTTTCGTTCACGGTCAATGTTTTAGTTCCACACTTTGCCCAGAATGAAAGAGTGTACCATGTCGAAGGCTTTAACTTCTTAGTGGTCGAGGACTGCAACACTTGGCGCAACACTTCTTTATACACGCTTTCATCATTCCGCTTAGTGTTTGCATCATAGAAACAATTATGTCCGTCCACACCGCTTGTATTGATGTGGGTAATGCTTGTATCTATGCCACTACCACCATTATTGCGAGAAACGACATCCCATTTATCCAGCCTATCCATGCTTTCAAACTCTGTCTGTTCAAGCAGATTGGGATTCCATACAACGTAATTGTTCCACAAGGTAGGCTCGGAGAAAGACCCCCATTTGCCATTTGTCTTGTGTCTTATAGACACCCATTCAAAAGGATAGTCTGCCGACACACCGCTTGGTTCATCAGTCCAACCCGTAGGCACATATCCGTCAGCAGTGGAACTTACCAAAATTGCATCGGGTGCTGTTTCTACCTCTGTACGCTTGAATACATATTCAGTACCATCGCCATCCGTACCCTTATCACCCCATTTCGCCCAAATGACAGGCGTACTGAAAGCCGACCAAGTATCAGTACCGCTTGGTTTGGTTCTTACACATACCCACTCGTATTTGTACGTTTCGGTTATTCCTTGTGGGTTGTCAGTCCAACCCGTAGGCACATAATCATCAGTATTCACGGATGTTGGTTTACTTGGTGTACTGCCTGTATTGCGCAAATAGATAAACTCTATATCCGTACCGTCAGCACCCTTTGCACCATCCTTGCCAGATATGCGTATCGGTGCAGTCCATGAGCCAAACCGCCCTGTATTCGGGTTGTATATGGCTTGCGACATATACAGATATAGCGTATCTGTCGGTGTTGGCGGCTTGATAGTCCATGCCGTTTGCCCTACCAAGGCAGAGGGTGTGGTGAATGTAGGTGTGCTTGGAGTTGTTGATGCAAGCGTGTAGATGAAATAGAACACAGAGCCATTGTTTCCACTGTTGCCTTTCTCACCCGAAATTCTTACAGGCGTACTCCAATTTGTTTTGAGCGTTCCATCTGCATTTATTTCTGCTTGCGACATCCAAAGATAATCGCCTGTTGCAAGTGTTGGCGGTTCATCACTCCATCCGCTTGGGTTGCGCTCTGTAACCGTTATTGCGGGAAATGATGTGCTTGATGTGTTCTTGGCATACTTGAAATCAGTATAAGCACCATCCACACCATCCTCTGCCGTGGTCTGTACAGGCTCGCTCCACGTTCCAGCCTTGCCTGTTACGCCATTGATTGTAGCCTTTGACATCCACCACTTGCCTGTTGCGCTTGGTGTGTCGCTCCAGCCATCGGGGATAGGTGCAGTAGATGTGGGCGTTGTAGGTTTCGTATCGCTTTCCTTAAAGACAAAGCTCACCCAATCGCCATTGTTTCCGCTAATGCCGTCAGCACCTTGTGCTACAATCGCCCAATAGGTTGAATTGGTTGGCAAGTTACCCTTGGTAGGTGTGGGGTGTATGTAGCGATAGGTACACGTTGCGCCATTGCTTGTATAAGCCACTTCATCACTCGTGTAGTAGATGTAATCCTTATTCCACACTCCACGATAAACGCCCAACGGCACAACATCACCGCTGCCACTTGCCACGCTAACATTCTTCAATGTCAGACGGCTTTTTGCCGACACGTTCCAATCAATAGAACTTGTGCTGTCACCAATGCGGAACTTGTTGCCGTCCAAATCCAAGTAGCACTCGCCATCACTCGTAATGATGCGCCCAGTTGTGATAGTGTTGCCATTGATGCGAGTAAAGCCGTATGTGGTCTGAAAATCTCTGAAATTATCATCTGCATACAGGCTTGATACTATGCCAACTTGGAAATAGTAATTGTTGGGGTCGCTCGTAGGCTCAAACTTCAATTGCTCTTGGGTAAGATACCACACACCGTTTTCACCGCTCTTTGAACACTTGGCAAACAGATAGTAACCGCCTGTGCTTTGCAGTTTGAACGAGGCTTCATTCATCTGCCAGTTCCTAATCTTGTCGTTGTCAATGGTGAGGTGCGAGAGTATGCCAGCCGTTGCGACAAACATATTCGGATTGCCCCCAAAGTTGGCTTGCAACACACATCCCGACAAAACAAACTGTTGGCTCTTTGCTCCAACAGTCAGCATATTTGTGTCAATGGATTTTGGCTTGATGTTGTCCGTGTCAAAATATCCGTCCGTGTCATAGACCATGTTACGCAAATCCTCTGTGGTTCTCCATCCTCGCCTTGCTTTATTCAAATCACGGAGGCGGTTGTTGTTTATGATGTTTTCATGCTCAATGACAGTAAGCACGGTTTGCGCCTGTATAGACACGGCTGTTGTGTCTGCCAAAGTGATTTGGTAGTCCTGTTCCAACAAAAGGTTGCGTGTTACTTTCTGTATGCGCATTTGTTTCTCAATGCCAAAACGTGTGTCCTTAACAGGCACATAATCGCCCACCTCAAACACGCTTGTATCGGTATCACGGCTTAGTTCTTGGAGAAAGTAGAGCCTATCCAATGTCAGCGTGTATTGAGCCTTTGCCTGTGTCGCTGTCTTGAAATCTTCCATTGCAGCATACCACAACGCCTCTTCTGCCTTTTGCTCGTAGCTTTCGGGCAGATATATGTCGGTTATCTTGTAGGTGTTTCCGACCTCAATTTTGTAAGCGTCCTGTGTTTCAGTGGATGGAATGGTCAAACCTCTATTATCCGTGAATGGGATAATGCGGAATTTCTTTGTTTCGTGGTTGTAGCCACCTTTCGCCTCAAGCTCAAACTGTTGCCCAGCCAACCGCCCAGAAGTGAATGTTATCTTTGCGCTCGTTCCGTCCACAAGGTACACCGTGCCTTTATCGTCTTTCTTGTTAAGGTCGAAGTCCATTGTATCATCAATGAAAGCGCAAATATCATCAGCCACAACAGCCGTAACGGTTCCCGTGCGTGTGGGGTAGATGTTATCGTAGGTCTTTACATCTTCCTCACTGCCTATCTTATCACGAAGTTCTGCATCCTCAATGTAGCGTTTTGCATCGTCAGCAATGCCGATTGTTTCAGAACCCACCTTTACAACCGTTCCGTCTGAAAGGGTATGCTCGTACTGGTTCTTTCGCTGTGGGTACGGCAATTGCAGTCGCTCCGAATACTCCCTGTAATTGCTCCGAATGTTGGTTGTACCACCCTCTGCCCACAGACGGGTTATAATGGCTTTATCGTCTATCTTCTGTTCTTTGAGGTTGTACAATCCGTTACCCTTGCCCCATTCAAAGAAATCAGCACCGCTTGGAGGATTGATACGCTTGCCGAACTTGCCTATATGGATAGTGCGCACACCCTTGTCTTGGGTTATCTGAAACTCCAAGTTGAACTGCTCGCTGTTGCAAAGGGTCTGCAATGCCTGCAAACAGTTCACGCCCGAAAACTGAATAGTCTTAGCCTCCGTGTCGGGGCAGTTATCCACATCGAACTTCCACAACCCCGGATAATCCCTTTCCATGTTGTAGATAAGGACTTGCACAAATTCCTTGATTGTATAGGTCAAGTCAAATGTGCTTTTGTCGCTCTTGCCGTACTTGTCGCAATTGCGGTAGATAGTTTTCATAAGGTCGTACATCACGCCATAGAATACAGGCTCGTAGTTGTAATAACCCTCTGAAACAACCTCACGGGTTGTTGTGGCTCTGATACTATATTCCTTGCCACCAATGGTTATCTTATCTCCTTTGGCGAATGACAACCAATTGGCGGAAACGATTTTGAGCGAAATGTAATCATCGCCCATTAAGGAACTTGTGAGTGTAGCCTCTTTGACGAAACAAAACGGCTCGTTTGTGTTGAGCTGTATTGTTTCGCCATTGCGCTTTGTTATTTGAGTAATTCCCATACTACAATATCGTTTGTTTCAAAACTTTCAATATCTTCAATCACGCCAGCAACAATGATGTCATACTCGCCAGCAAGTGTGTAGGTGTGTTCTACGGTTGTTTCGTTGCCACTCACATTGAATGTGTGCGTTCCGTCCCCCCAATAGATGTTGAGCAACTTTGTGGATGTAACCTTTATTGTTGTCTTGGAGTTGTCGCTTGCCGATATGTGGCGCAACACTCGCTTTACGGGTTCATCTTCTATGAGTTTCATCTTAAACGTGCCGACCATAAGCTCATTGTTGTACTGCCCCCATGTCTTTGTAACATCCGTTTCATCGTACAAGCCTACCTCATAGACCAATGGCTTTGCCTTTCCGTCATACTCCACGGTCAAACGGTGTGTGCCGTCCCCATCGAACAATGACATGAAGCGGTTAGTCCATTCCACGAATGCACTGCGACCGCTCGCCTCAAGGAAACAGTCAAGCGTAATGGTGCGCTCCTTGTAGCGTTTTCTGTTCCTGTCACGCACAATGCCGTGGTAGTTGTCCCAATCCACTTGCAATGCGTCTTTCTGTGCAAGCCGACCTACCAAGCCAGTAGAGCCAGACACATACACGCCATAGTCCTTGAAATTCACACCGTCAATGTAGTATTCCACATCGTTGTCTGCCTGTATCTCCAACAGCTCTTTTTCCGTCTTTGCCACATTGTACACTTTCACCTCGTCAATGTTTGCAGTCGTTGTAAGCAGTTCGTCCGTGCAAAGGCTCAAACCCTGTGGAGTGCCACCAAGCGAGGCTGTATAGACACAAGCAGAATCTATGTACACTCTGAATGTGTCGCTGTCACGCACAAAGGCGATAAAGTACCATTGCTTTGGTACAACATCAATCCATTGTTCACGATAGTTTTCTACACCAAGTAAATTCACCACCCAACCAATACGGCTTTGTGTTGTCATTACATAGGCAGACACTGTGAAGTTTCCGCTAAAGGGAATGGCTTTCGTTGTCAGACACTCACCGCCATTCAAAGCAAGTGCCTTGCCTGTCTTGGCGTTCTTGGTGAATGTTGCCCCGTCTGAAAGTGTCGCATCAGCACGGCTTGCCGAATAGTCGTAAGCCTTATTGCCATCGGGGTCGTCAAATGGCAAGTAAAGTATCAAGTTCTTATCTACCATATCAGTATGTAGTTTTATTGTTATAGTTCACGATTACACAATTAGGCTTTTCACCGTCCACGAAGTCTATTTGTGGAGTGCTGCCATACACATTGAGGATAATGCTTGCATCATCACCGACCACCGACAGGTGTAACTTGGAGTTGTCGAACAAATCTATTGTCAAAATGGCATGGTCTGAAACATTTACGGCTATCTCGCTTGTGTGGCGTACATACAGGCGTGAAACGCTATACTCGCCATACTCCAACATACCCCTACAAGCACCATTAAGCACCAAATCAGCCTTGTTTGCGAGTGTGGGCATATCTTCATCAATATAGACACCGTAAGGCTCGCTGTTGCCCTTAAAATGCGTCCTAAGAAAGTCAAGCGTGGGGTAATCCTCACAAATGCAAAAGTCAATGCCCTTGATGTAGAGCTTTACCAATGCCTCTGTGTCTAAGTTGCCTCTCAATTTCATCTGCCAAAGGCGGCACAGACCTTTCTCTGTGCCATCCTTTCTAAGTTGTTCTACCAGTTCCATATTACGAAATGCCTTGTGATAGTAATGAATTGTCCTTTGTTTCTATGCGTTTAAGCGTGCTTTCAATGTTTTGCAATCGTTCAGCCGACAAAGCCGTGTTTCTCGCTATCTCCGACTGTTGCAACAACTGTTCACGCATTATGCTTGTCTGTTCACCTTGGTTAATGATGAAAGCGTTGAGCCTACCAGCAACCACACCGCCTGTTTCCTCACTCATTGAGGTAACGGCTCCCGTCAGTGGGTCGCTTGTCGCATCATCAACATCTTTTATCCAATCGCCCACAGCTTCCAAGCCTTGCTTGAATTTCTCGCCCGCTGCGTTGGCTTGGCGTTCAAACTCTTTCTTTTCCTCGTCTGTCAAAACTCCATCTTCCATCGCCTTGCCCAAGTATTCAACCGCATCATTGATACCTTTAGCAAGGAAATTTCGCTTGAGGGCTTCTACGACAGCGTTTTTAAGCACTTTCTTTGTCGTTTCTCCCAAAGCCTTTGCCGCATCCTCACCAGAGCAATACGCATCCACTATTGCATCCGCAAACTCATCAATGGCACTCTTTACATCAGTGCCAGCGAATGTTTCCATCATCTGTTGGTCTAAATCCTCGATTTGCTGATTTATTTCCTCAATCTGATTTTCCCATTCTTTGATTTTGTTGTTATCGGTTTTCTTCTTGCTCTTTTCTGCCTGTATCTGTTGGCGCATAAGTTCCTGTTGCTCTCGCAATGATTCCTTTTGCGATTGCCACAAAGCAAGCATATCACCGCCCTCTTTTGCTTTGTTAAGTTGCGCATTGAGCTGCTTTATCTGTGTGGTCAGCTTGGCATACTGTGCGAAGTCCCACGATTTCTTTGCTACCTCACGTTGTTTCTCCAACGCTGCGATTTGGTCTTTGATAGCCTGTACATTCTTTTCGTAGCCTTGGCGTTGCTCATCATTGAATACCCAATAGGTATTGTTGAAAGCTCGCTCCAAACGTGAGTAGGCTGTTTGCAAGTTGTCTATCTGATTTTGTAGGTTCTGTATTCGCTTTTCGTACTTTTTATCGTGCAACTTTGCAAATATTCCAACCACAGAAGTAATAGAGGAAACCATGCCCGTTATGCCACCCAATATGTCACCGCTCATAAACTTGCCGACAGAAGCAGCAGCATTGCCCAACTGCCCCATGAGGTCTATTGCAGTCCCCAATCCGTCAGCCACACCATCCATGCCCAACGCATCAAACATTGATTGTAGGGACGAGGCACAGTTGGAGGCTACATCCGTAACATCCTTTATTGAGTTCGTCACCATGACAGCCGCCGCCTTTACGTTCTTCTTGGCTGCTGCCACCTCTTCTTCGCTGCCCTCACCGTTGGCAAGTTTTTCCTCTGCTGCTTTCAAATTCTTCTTGGCTGCTATATACTGCTTATAGAAGTATGAAAGAGAGCTGAAAGGATTACGCTTTTCGATTTCTTGCTTTGCCTTATCCAAGCTATCCACCACCGCCTTGTAATCAACAGGACTTAGCTTTATATTGCCAGCGTTCAACTGTGTTTGAATGTCGGTTATCAGCTTTTCTATTTCAGCAACAGAAAGTGAATCCAAGTCGTTAAACAGATTGGTCCAGCTATCGGATTGTTGTAAGAAATTCATGTTGAGCGAAGATAAAGCCGCCTGTTCTGCCTTGTTTATTTGGGCAATGATTTCAGTATTACCCGATTTCTCGGCTGCTGCTCGCTGTGCGGCATAGTCTTTCTGTATGGATAGCCTCTGCTGCTCAAATGTACGGTAGTTTTTAAGCACATCGTTCTGCAACTGCTTTTCGGCTTCTGCCAATTGCTGCTCAATCGCCACACGTTCACCCAATTGTTCATCTTTATCAACAATGCCACTTTCGCCATTATCCAACTTGGCTTTGGCTTGTGCCAGCACCTCAATCTTTTCAGCAAGGGTTTGGCATTGGTTCACGCTTTCACTCACTTGTTGCTTGAATTTTTCAAGAGCCGTGGTTTCACCGTTCATTTCGCCCTTTTGGGTTTTAAGCGAGATAAGGTAATTACCCTCACCCTCGGTTAGCTTAGTGCCACCATTCCGCTTTTCTTCAAGTTTGGCGATTTCGTTTTCAACATATTGCTTGTATGAATTGCCGTCAGCAAGCAACTTTTCAAACTGTTTGTCGGCTACTTCCTTGCCCATGTTCTGCACCCAACGGAAATATAGCTGATACTGCTTTTTCTTATAGTCAAGCTCACCCTCAAACAACTTGTTTTGCGATTGGGTGTAACTTGTGTTTTCGAGATTGCGCCTTTCTTGGAAATTCGCCTTTTCGTCAGAAGTCAGACCACCTTTGCCCGCTTTCTTTCGTGCATCGGCAAGTTCCTTTTCCTCCTTGTCTATCTGTTGGAGGGATTGCTTGTGTTGCAAGTCAAGTTGTGCCTTGCGTTTCTCATAACCCTCTTCCATGACTGCAATTCTCGCCTCTTCAAGTCGTTTGTCTGCGTCAAGCTGCTTTTGGCGCAAACTTTCAGCATTGCGTTGTGCGTCATTGGCACTTTTGCGTGAACTGCTACTACTGCTGTTTCGCTTGGGGTTTAGCTTATTCTGTAAAGCCTCTATCTGTTTTGTGTATTCTGCATATTTTTTGGTTCTTTTATCAATATCTCCCTGTTCTGTTTGCAACCTCTGAATTTCTGCCTTTATGCCATTATCCGTGTTGAGATTGTTTTGCTTTTTGTTAATCTCGGCATTGACTGCTTGTAACATGGAAAGTGCCGTGTCGAATCCGTATGTCTTACAATCAATGCTAACCGTCTTACCGTCCAACTTGCTTGCAACATCGTGGAGTTCTTCAAGGCTAAGTGTGGAAATGTCTATCGTTTGCGTAACTTGGCGCAATTTATACCCTGTTTCCTCTGCATTTTTCTTGGCTTCATCTGCTGCCTTGTTGCCAGCTACCATGTTAGCCTCATACGCCTTTCTTAACTCTAACGCTTGGTCTATAAGACCTCCATCGCCCGAAAATACATCTTTGAATGTATCTGTCAGCCAATCGTAGTTTGTAATAAACTCTGCATGGCTTTCGTCTATTTGTGCGCCTTTCAGAATGTCGGTTATCTGCTTTCTAAGCTGTTCCTTTGCCTCTGCCTTTTTCGCATCATCAAGTTTTACCATTTTAGGCAATTCATCCTCTATAACACGGCTAATCTGTGGTGCAAGTGATGTAGCAATTTGTTGAATGTCCTTACTGTCACTACTCCAGCCAATGCCCAAAATCTCGCTCCAATTATAATGATGTGCGCCTTTCAATTCTTCAAGGACGGTTTTACGCAATTCATCCAAACCTTTTGCATACTCTTCCTTAGAATCGTCAAGCGAGTTTGCCCTTGCCGTTTCTGCGTTGTTGGCTTGCATGGCTGCTGTGAGGTCTTTGTAAGACGCTGTGATTTCCTCAATACTTGCATTGTTGTCAAGCGTTTTCAAGTTGTTTTCTTTCAGCTTCTCGTTCAGTTCATCAAACGCTTTCTTCCATGCGTTTGTACCCCTTGTGCCATTCTGCAACACGGAATAAAGCACCTCCATGTCAATAAGTTGCTTTTCGCCTGTTTCTCCGAACTTGTTAAGGCTTTCCGTTGCATCGTCTGTGCTGTCGCTAAACATCGTAAATGCGCTATACACAAGACCGACAAGGGAAAGGATTGCGCCCAATGGATTTGCAGCCATTGTTGCCCACAGAGCTTTAAGACCAGTCATTAACTTGCCTGTCGCAACTGTAAGGATATTGGTTGCTGTTGTCTGTGCTGTCTTTGCTACCGCATCGCCTTGTGATGCAAGTTTCGATTGCGTAATGGCTGCTGTTTCCAACTGCTTTTTCTTGGTAAGAAATTCAGTTCGTGCGGCAAGCATTGCGTCCCTTTGGAGTTTTGCATTATCCAAGGCTTCCGCATAGCGTTTTTCTGCATTTTGAATGGCGATTGCGTTACCGCTACTTCTTGCCAACACCATTTGGTAACGTGCTGCTTGTGCATCCTGTGAAGCCAATATTGCGGTTTTTCTTGCCTCATCGCTTTTCGCTGCTGCTGCCTTTACGGATGCTCGCATTTCATCCAAAGTGGCTGCTTTCAAGCCAAGTTTGGTTTGTGCCTCTCGCAACATAGCCGCCTTGTACGCATCGCTTCCGACCTCCAACTTAACTTTGGATAAAGCAAGTTTTTGGTCTGCCGTGAGTATGCCCATAGCTGCCGTTTCATACCCCTTACTTGTTTCTGTAAGGCTAAGTTGTGAAAGGTATTGTTTTTGCTCGGCTGTAAGTAGGTTGGATATGGATGCAATGCGGACTTTCTTTAATGCCTCGTCACGCTCTTGCGCTGTGATGAATTGTGTTAGTGCCTTATAAGTCGCATCATCCACCGTTTCCATTTTCTTTTTCTGATTGTAGAGTTCACCGCTCAATACGGCTTCTGACTTCATCAGAGCAAGTTTTGCGCTGTTGGCGAGGTTGTCAAGTTTTACAATGCCAGTGTGTCCCTTTGTTATGGCACTGTTAAGGGCAATAGCAGCCTTTACAGAGCCGTAGCCGATAGCAACGGATTTCAGTATGCGCACAATATCATCCATGTGCTCAACAACAGCCGTTGCGCCCTCAATGGCTGTGGAGAAAAGACCTTGCCCGGCTTCTCCAAAGTCATTAAGCACGGTGTCCCATGCGTCTTGCAAGTTTGCAATCTGTCCTGTCAGCGAAGAACTTTGTTTCTCCATGAGCTGATAGAATTGGCCGCCCTCGTTTGTCATTTTGTTAAGAACTTCCTCAACATCGGGGAATCCAATCTTGCCAGCCGAAACCATTTCGTTAATGCCCTCGGCTGTTGTGTGGTACTTTTCGGCAAGCTCTGCCACAAGTGGAATGCCACGACCCGTAAACTGCCTTACATCCTGTGCATACAAGCGACCTTGTACCATTGTAGTACCATACAGGTACACTATATCATTAAGCGGAATGGAAAGACCGCTTGCAATGTTACCAAGCCTTACAAGCGTGTCGTTCACCTTGTCTGCACTTACACCATAGGCTAACAGTTGCTTTGCACCCTCGGCAACTCCCATGAGGTCGAAAGGTGTTTTTGCAGCCGTATCTACCATCTGTTGCATAAGGGTGTTGGCTTTGTCCTCGCTGCCCAACATTGTACCAAAGGCAATTTCTAACTGCTGAAACTGCCCTCGTGTTTCGATAATGGAACTGATAAGTTGGTGCATACCTTGCCCTACAAGATAGTAAGACAAGTATTGCTGCGCTTTCTCTGCCATGCGTTGAAAGCCTTGCTCTACCTGTTCCACTTCCTTGTTAGCCGTGGTAGAGAAATTCCTTATCTGCCGTTCCATTGTCGCTGCCGACACATTGAAATCGTCTATGTCAAGCGTAGCCTTAAAGCCTAATCCACCGCCTATATTTTCCATTTATAACATTCCTTTGATATAGTTCTTAATATCTTCTTTCGTTTTCAACTCCCTGTGCTCAACCTTGCTTTCATCAATAACATTGCCGTTTTCGTCTTTCGGCAAATCCTTTGTGCGTGGTGCATCCGCTATCATCAGTTGCAAGTTGAGCCACGAAATACCCCAAAGCAAGTAATCGTAAGTCCACCCATAGTTACGCATGAGTTCGCCACGATTACCCCACGGACTGTTTAAGCCTGTTACTCTATCCGCTCCGCTTCGGGGTTTGGTTTGGTCGTTCCGACTTCCCGTATCAATCGAATAGAGCTGGTAAAACCCGATGGGTTCATCATCTGGCTTATAATGGCTGTGAGTTTTTGCAACCGTGCAACCGTCAAATGTTCCATAAAGAATTTGGATAGCATTTTCACTTCCTTATTGTCCCTGTCGGCAACATTTGGATTGTTGATTACTGCAACGGCTGCTATCTCTGCCATCTGCTTTATGTACTTGAATAGTCGTTTGCTTTCCTGTATAGGCTGTTCCTGTATAGTCTTTTCGTCATACTCAATGCCTATGTACATTTGGCGCAAACGGTCTATTGTGCCAAGGTATAGCGGTTTCACCTTGAAGTGGCGCATATATACCTCTTTCATGCGTTCTGTTTCCACATCGGGTATTTCCGTAATGGAAACATCCCAACCTTTGGGAATACGCTTGTCGTGCCACACTTTAGCACACTTTGGAAACAGGCGTTTTCGGATATTGAACCACTTGGAGGGTTTCACTGGGTAAATTTTCAATGGCACAGAAAACTTGCAACCCATATTCAGCAAGGCTTGCAATGCGCTTTCTTCTATCTCCAAACGCTGTTCTCTTGTCAGCTCTTTTTGTTCTTGATTGTTTTCCATATCGTTGTATAGCAAACACGCCCCCTAACCATTTAGGGAAAGGAGGCGTGAATTGGTAAGTTGTTGCATTTTGTCGGGTTATCCCGCCTTTGTCGGGTCTGTTATAGTTTCATCAACCGTTAGCTGGTCTTGGAACTTGATTTTCATCGGCACAAGGCAGATACCCTTTGAAGAATAGGTAATCTCGAAAGATGGAATGATGCAAGCGTTAGGACAGCCCACAAACAAGCCCTCCTCTGGCTGAAGCCATATTGCCCACTCCTTGTAAACAGGCTTGCGTGGACGCAACCATTTTCGCTTTGGCTTTGTACCCGACACCGTGCCACCGAAATAACGTGCCATCAAGTCCATATCCGGGTCCATAAGTGTAAGCTCAACGGTCGTAACGTAATCGCCCATAAGGGTAATCACCTTGTTTGAGGTTTCAGACTTGTGTTCCGTGGTTTCCACATCATCGTCTTTCAACGTACAAGTGTCTTGGTACACATCGCCCAAATCAAGCCAACTGTTACCGTTTGCGGGCATAGTTCCCGCTGTTGTTCCTGCTGGGGCAACATAGATTTTCTTTAACCCCATTGTAGAAAGTATTGGCATAACTTATTAAATTTAATTGTTCGACTTCTTTTCTCTAACAACAACATCCAAGGTGAAAGAAACGTAATGCTCGTTATGGCTTGGCTCTTGCATAGGTGGATTGATTAAACCTATATTCCAATTGTAACCGCAACCATGCTCATAATGGTTTTGCAGTATCTCCATAGCTTGCTTGCGTAACTCTATCAGCCTTGCAAAGTGAGTGTGGAAAATCACTTTTCCGTTTCCTACGCCTTGCGGTATGTCTGGCACATGGATATTCACATTTATAGCACCATTGCGCACAGACCCCTCGCCAGTGATAGACCTTGGCACAAGGATTATTCCATCCTTTGTGTAGTCCGTCCTTTGATAGTCGGGGTTGTCGCTTATTTCGGGCGTTATCTTCATGCCGTCAATCAGCATTTGACGCACCCTAACTGCTATTTCTTCGGTCGTTATCATAATGAGCCAAATATTTGTACCGCCCTTTTGTTCACTTTGTCAATAAGCGGTTTCACCTTGTCTGTAAATTCCTGTTTCGCTTTGAGTTCTGCGGGCAGAATGACATTGTAGCCTCTTGATTCCACAAAGGCGGCATAGTTCATACCAGCTACCACAATGAGAGAATAGGCATCCGACAGGCTTTCAGCCATTTTCATTGCAACCTTTAAGGCTGCTGCGTTTGCCTCTTCCCGTTGGACTTCATTGTAATAGAGAATTTCCTTGTGTCGCACTATTGCGTAACTGATTGAGTTTGTGAGGTTGCCTGTGCGGTCGGTGTATGTGTGGGTATCTTTAGCGAATGCGACAAGCTCCTCACCAAATTCTTGTAACAACGACTTCATGGCAAGTTCTACTTGCTGCTGAAAGTATTGTACTTGCTTGGCGATATACCCATCACCGAATTGCCGTATCAACCCCATATCTCAATATATTTGCGGTTCATATCATCAATGCCCAATACGGAAAATTCGTCAGTCGTTCCGCTTTCGCTTGTTACTCGCACGGTGCATCCGATAGCCAACTCACCATTGAAGTATTTAGGGATAAACACATCATAGTTGTAGGCGTATGTCTGTCCGTCCGTGCCAACGACTTGCTTTGCGGGGATTGATTTGTCAATCTGACATTCACAGCCTTTCAAAAAGGGTGTATCGTCAGCACTGACAACAAAGCCTGTTGTCGGGTCTGTCTGCACGTTCCCAATCGGCTTGTATTCAAAAGTTCCGTTTATTCTCATAGTTACCACAGATTAGAGCCGTCAGTAATTGTTGGCACTTCATCGAAATTTTCCAAGTCCAAACCGTTCTCACTGCAAATAGCCTTGATGCGCTTTCGCAACATATCCACGTTGTAGCCTTGTGAGGATTTTCCGAGGCTATCGCTACTAAGCACCACCATTTGGGATAACACCTTTACGGCTGCTTGTGCGACAATCCTTTTATCCGTTGTGGGGTCGTAGGGCGTTTCTGTGTCGCTTACTCCAACATCGGATAAGGCTTTCACCATAGACAGCTTGCTTGGCACATAAGGCTCAATTTCAGCGGTCAGTGCTTGGAATTTCGTTAGTTCCATATACTGTTACTCTGTTATGTTGTTGTCATTCTCGTTAAGGTATTCGGCAAGTTTTTGTGCCTGTTCCTCTGTCAGCTTGCCGAGAGCGTTTGCAACACCACGTTCTTTTACGTTGGATGCAAGGTTTACACCGATAAGTGTAAGACCCTCTTTCAATGTGTCAAGCGGATAAACCTTACCGTTAAAATCTACAACACCTTTGACAACATTTGCATCATCTTTGTGTGCATTATCATCATTAGCGTTGTTGTCATTCTCGTTAGGCACATCTGACAGGGAAACAATGGCGCAATAGCCACCGCCAACAAGGGCGTTGATACGCCCCACATCAGTAGAGTGTATCAATTCGCCTTTATCCATAACCTTGTCTTCCACCTTGCCGTGAAATGGTTTGATAACTTTCAGTTCCATACACGAAAGGTTTAGAGTGAAACAAGGGTAGAGTTTGCATCGTATGCCGACTTGGTGATATAGTAAGGCACAACACCGTTTGCATCGGCTTTTACCTCTTTCTCATCAAATCCACGCACCTGTGCGCATACAATCTGTCCCATCTCTGTAATGAGTGGCAACAGACGAGCTGCACCCTCTGTGTACTCGCCAGCGGTCTGTCCCGTAGATGCACCCGTGCGCCACTTGGAAATGCGAATACCATTGCCAGCATTGATGTAGTCCACGTTGTCTTCCTCGATAAGCTCACTGTCTTCAATGGCGGGCTGTATCTCACCAATGACACCAGCGGGCTTGATAGCAATAAAGTTAGGATTCCACGGCTGTATGGTGTTACGCTTACCATCCTTATCCACGCCCATCTTGCGCTTGATAACCGTAATAGGCGGTATCTCGTTTTCAGTGAGCAATGCGGAAAGTTCAGACGAAGTTACGACCTGTGCCTGTTTGTCTGTGCCATGAGCAAGCAAACGTGTGGTTGCATCCATGCGCAACCAAGTGTAAAGCTCCTGTGACATGAGGATTTCGCCCGGCTCAATGCCACGGTCACGCAAATCAGAGCAAAGGGCAGAAAGCCACAGAATAGGAATGAGCTTGCCAGCCTTGGTGTTTGCAGTAGTCCAGTTGCATACGCTTACCAACTTGTTCTGCTCATCCATGCTGTAATCAACCTCGTATGAGCGACCGCCCGGATTGTTGATTTCTGGCTTGAACTGCGCCACACCCCAATTGGAGAAAGCCATAAGACAGATAAAGTCCATTACATCCTTGCAACCAAGATATGCGTCTTGAATGTCATGTGTAAGGGTCTTTTCAATCTGCTTAACCTTGTCAGCCTCCTTGAGGCGAGGGTTTTCGTAAACTTCCTGTAACTTGCGATAGTCACGGGCAAACATAACAAACTTGTGACCGACACGGGGAATTTCCTTAGTCCATACATCAAAGCCGTCAGTTCTGCGCAATGGTGAGGGCGATTCGTCAGCCAACAGAGTAGCCATGAAACGAATGTTGTACTTGCCCACGATAGCCTCGGCTGTCAATGACATCTGAGGCGTGTTGTAGGTAAACCAACCATCGGAGTACATCTTCTGAAAAAGCGATACTTCCTTTTCAGAGGCTTTGTCAAAGGTCTTTCTCCATGTTGCCAATAAATCCAATGGCGCACCGTTCTTGTGCAAGCCAGTGAATGTTGTAAAAATGGATTTCATTGTACTTTTACCTTTTTAGTGAATAAACGATTAGTACGACTGCGTGAGTTTAACGTGAGGATTGGCAGACAGGAACATTCCCGTGCTGTCTTTCTGTGAGGTCGGAATGGGAGGCACTCGCCTTTCATACAATGCGTATTGCATTGTGTCTGCCGACACATCAACACCTGTTTCAAACTCGCCAACCTCGTATTCTTTGAATAATACAGAGTTAGCCTTTCCACGCTCAACGGCATTTTTGCTACTGTCTGCCACGACCTCAACAAGCACATCGCCAGCTTTCAGACCGCTAATAGCGGCACTAAGCGTAACTACATACACGTTGCCTGTGTTGTTAAGGCATTTGCCGTTGTCAATGGCTGTGATAGTCGGAGCGGATGCAAGTGTGCCACTGATAGCACCAGCTTTAAGCACACTGTCACCAACAGCGAAACAAGGAGCGTAGAACTCATCAATGTAGAGCGTTACTTTCTTGTTGTTCTCGTTGTCAATCTCAACGACTTTTGCAGTCTTGATTACTTGCACCTTTCTTGTGGTTTCGTTGAAAATGGCGAGAGTTCCAGCGGGTATCACATCACCCACACGGAACTTCTGACCGTCCACATCAAGATTGAAGCCACCCTGTACGATAGACGGGCTACCTGTAAAGATAGGGCGCATACCCGTAAATGAAGCTGTCTTGCGTTTCATCTTTTGTTGTTATTTTGCGGTTATAGACTCCAGCAATGCGTCAGCGGCTTCATCAACTTGCTTTTCGCTTGCTGCCTTTGCACCCTCTGCACTGTCTGACATAAGACCGTTGGTTATACAATCCTGTTTGAGAGCCGACACAGCAGCCTCCACATCTTCATCATCGGAAATGGACTTTGCAAGCCTTTCACGAAGAAATGCGGGGATGTTGTGCTTTTCAAAAGCGGCATTGATAGTGGCGGTTCTTTCGCCTTTGCTCTTTTCCGCTTTCAACGCATCAATCTGTTCTTGCAGTTTCTTGATAGCCTCGCTTTCTGTTGGATTGTCATTACCGCCACCTTTACCGCCTTTGTCCGGGTCGGTGTTGTTCGGGTCGTCATCATCAGCGTTACCCTCTTCACCGTCCTTTTTGGTGGTCTTTTGTTTCGGTGTTCCCTTTGCCTTGTTCACCCACCTTGTAGCCTCGCTTTGGCTTGCTGTTGCCACCGATACTATTAGGTTTGCGGTGCTTTCGATAGCGTCCGTATCGGTCGAATCATCCGCCACGCTGCCACCCATAGCCTCGGTTATCGCTGTCAGACACTTCTCCGATAGTCCCATGTCTTTGCACTTGTCTTTGACCTTTGCAAAAAGTTCTTTGTTCATAATTTTATGGATTTGTACCCCTTAGTTGGAGTTGTTTACGTTCTACTTTTGCAAAGGTAAGCAATTTATTTAATAATGTGTTCAAGTAACACAGATAAATTTTACTTGGTAAATTTGGCTTATTTGTGGTCTTTTTGTTCACTTAGTAAATTTTTCTACAAAATTTCTTGCAAAACATTTGGTGTATTTAATAAAACACACTATCTTTGCAATGTGTTTATGAAACACAGATAATGACAAGTAAAAACATAACGATTATGAAAGCAATATACGCAAAGGACATAAAGGCAATGGTTAAGAAATTCAACCTCACAGATGATGAAAGCGAGAAAGCCTCTCTTTACAATGAGCTTTGGAACAAAGCCAACAACTACGCATTAGAAAACTTGCAAGGTGAACAAGCTGATTACTTCTACCACTTAACAGATTAAGCTATGGAGATAACAGTAACAGTGAAACTGACAGAGGGCATGGTGTATGATGCGATGAAAGAAGCAGTACAAGAGTTCTTCACGAACTTACCCTCACAAGAGAACAAAACAGGCTTGTTAAAGCATAGCCTTTGGAGCCAGATACTACGCAATGGCAAGCCTGTTACAGATAGCGACATTGAGCCACTGAAAGACAATTCACTTGGTGAAGAAACAAAGTATAGCGTAATACTATACCGTGGCACAAAGGAAATAGGAACAATTCAAATGTAAGGATATGAAACGAATAAAGGACTTGTCACAACTATCTAAAGGTTGTACCATAACAAAAATTTGCAATGGAGAATTTCAGCAGTGGGAGTTCCTTATGATACACCCACACAATGAAAACTATATCCTTGCCTTAAACTCTTGGACGCAAAACGGGGATAAGCTCTATATCCCCAACATACTCAAAGAAGAATATTATGTTGGCAAGTATGACTCCTGCTTTGTTGCACAGGAAAGAATAAAGCAATACGAGAGGCAGATTAAAAGATTACAAGAACGAATAAAGCAATTGCAAAATGGAAACGAAAACGTGTGAGATATGCGGGAAGACTTTGCCACTGTCTGCTTTTTCAAAGTCCTATAAAGGGCGTTGCAAAGAATGTGTGGCACGACAGACAAAAGAAAAGCGCAACGGCACAGCAGCCACCACCCATAAGCCGATTGATTGGGAGCAACGCAGATACGAGATAGCAAAGGATATGCTTTGCGCTATCTATATGGATGATGGCAACGAAAAGCGTAGTGACTGTTTAGGGAAAAAATTTGAGTATCAGAGTTTAGAGGGTAGTGCAAGGGAAGCCGTCAGATACGCTAACGTACTAATTGAAGAACTTAAAAAGTATGATAATGGATAAAAAGACATTCTTTCATAAGGTAAGTCAAATGCGAACCGCACAGCGTGAATACTTCAAGACACGGAGTAGCGCAGCACTCGCCTCAAGCAAGTTGTTGGAAAGGCAGATTGACGAAGAGATAAAGCGAGCCAAGGCGATAATGGCTGCAAAGGCAAAGCTCTTTTATGAGCTTGTGAACACAGACCCACAGACAAGCCAAGAATGGCTCAACGACCATATCAGAGCAAGCCTTGATTACTTTTTCTGTGATGCGGAATTTCAACATCAAAGTGAGTTAAGCAGCCATTTCCACGACCACGGATTTAGTGGGACATACGATTTCCCCACACTCGTTATTAACGATATGGGCGATACATCAGACGATGATATGCTTGAATTTAAGTACGAGTACATCAACCACAAGTATTATGTAACATTCTTAAACAGACTGAAAGGTTAGAACTATGCAAAAAAGAAGTATTCGATTTCGTGGCAAAGCCACAGGAAAGGGCAATATCCCTACAAATTGGGTATATGGTGGCGGTTGTTTCGCTGTATGTGGCAACACATTCATATTTGCCGACCCAACCCCTAAATTTATGGGTAATGGTATGTATGAAGCAAAAGCTATTGAAGTGCGCTTTATATGTCAGTCCACAGGTTTGCACGACATATTCAAAGCAGAGGTGTACGAGGGCGATGTGGTACGCTTGGACGGGAACAAGAAGTACACCTATGTCATTGAGTGGAGCGAGAAACACACGGCTTTCTTGGCACGTTGCATCCAGACAAAGACAGGACTTGCAAACCTTACCCCATTCGTACCGATTGAAGTAATAGGCAACATATACGATAATCCAAACTTACTGAAAGGAGAAAACAAATGATTGATGAAAAGAAAATAGAAGAGGTAGCAAGCAAGGACTCTGCTTTCCTTTACTCCGAGTGGAACACACCATGCAAAGAAGCGTATGTAAGAGGTTTTAAGGCGTGTATGCACTGGCTACGGCAAAGTCTTTGGCATGATGCAAGCGAAAGACCACCACGATATGACACTTACCTTGTGCGGACAAAGCAAGGGTGTTTGGATTTTTGCCATTTCGCAACTGAAAAATGGCATAGCAAAGATATTGGCACTGTTGATAAATGGCTTGATTTGGCAGACATTAAACCAAAGGATGCGTGATGTATATAACAATTACTATCACAAGCACAGCGGGCGCATTTATATGTACCTTGCTGATAGCTTACTTAGTGTTTCTCATTGTATGTTTATTAAGAGAAAAGAAATATAAAATTATGGCAAGTAAAAACAACATTGAAAAGTACATTGAGCGTTTGAAAAAATGTCAGAATATGGGTGATACAGAGTGCGCCCATGCAGACGCAGACAGAGTATTAGAGGATGTCATTCTTAATGAGCTTGGGGATGATTTCAAACAGGTTGTAAATGAATACAAGAAAGTACCCAAATGGTATGCGTAAACTTAGTAAAGATGAAGACACTAACATTTGATGTAATGCTCAATGGGCGTTTTATCTGCACGTTATTCTACAAGTATTGCCCACTGTTCCCAATAGACAGTGAAGAACTTGTGAAGTTCGTTCTTGAAAAACGCCCTACATTAAAGGGCAAACCTTTTCGTATCGCTTTTTAGTTCAAAATGAGTACCTTTGCACACAAAAACAAGAAAACGACATGAAACAGCAAAGAAAGGTCATTCACGTTGAACTGAATGAGCCGTACAAGGATAAGCACCATTGGTATTTTGGCAGCATAACGGCAATATACGACATTCTGCCTGTTGATGTGGTCGGCATTGCTCATACATCATTGTGGAACGTGTTAGCCAAGAATGGCAAATACACGACCAAGACCGCCACTATAAGAATAGGTGTGCTACGCTCCAAACAGACAAACAGAGGTAAACATTCAAATAACAACTAAATTTTTAACAAGATGAAAAAGTTTATTTTTATGACATTGCTTGCGCTCGTTATGGCAGCGTGTAGCAATGATGATGAGCCAGAAAAGGCAAGTGCAACACTCAACGTAAGTGAATTGGTTGGCTATGTAGGCAAAACAGCCGACTATGTAAAGGCAAACATCAAGGGCGCAACACTCCAAAGCGAGGGAGGCTCACTTGGCAAAAACACGCTCACCTACACACTGCCCACCGATGATGTGCGCCTGTCCGTAACATTCAAGACCAATACAAGCGGAGAGGTTACAGATGTTGATGTGTACGGCAAATATGACGGCTACGACAAGGGCATTGAGTGTTTCAAAAAGGAAATGGATAAGATAAACGCTACCATTTCACATGACACCTACATTGCACGTTATTACAGCACCACAGCGGGCGCAATAGACTTTCAAGACCGCACAGAATTTTGGAACTATGTAGCCGAAAACAGCGTGAGCAAGCAGATACAAGAAACATGGTGGATTGAGAACACGGCACGAACCAAGTTCAATGTGGATGCAATCTACACAAGAGGCTCTAACTCCATTTCTATTGAGATTGAGAAAAACGTGTGGTAATCGTGTGTTACCTCAACACATAATGCAACCAAAAGCCAAGATTTTCAGCGGAAAACTTGGAGGTGTGGAATGGAAACAGTACCTTTGTGGTACTCTACATTTCACGAATGGCGGCGATGAACCGCTTACAATCCGTTAAGCGGTATTTTTATACCCTTTTCGGAATACATATCTGTACGGCATTGTACCCCCGTGTGGAGCGTTAATGCGCCCACTGCCATTCGTGGTGTAGAGTAACGGGAAAGGCAATGCCGTTTTTCTATTGCCTGTAATCTTTCATAAAATACTCTACAATGAAAGACAACTGCAACAAACAAGCCACTATCGGCTTAGTCCAAATCGCACGAATGAGCGACACGGACACAATCACGCTCACCAAGGGCGAAGTAATCAACCTGTTACAGGCGTACATCAAAGCCTCTGCCGAAAAAGGCTATGCTATGGCTTGCGCCTATGTTCAAAAGGTAGCAAAGGAGGGTCGTTATGAGTAGTAAGGTATTCAGTTACGACAACAACCCTATCACTTTCCAACTCGGAGAGGCTACAATGGTGAACGCTACCGAAATGGCAAAGCCTTTCGGAAAAGTACCGAAAGACTGGCTACGCACCACACCAAGCAAGGAGTTTATCAACCAATTATCGAGTGTTAGGCATATATGCCCATCACAATTAGTTGTTGTGAATAAAGGCAACAGCATCACATTCAAGCAAGGCACATGGCTACACGAGGATGTGGCTTTGGAGTTTGCCCGTTGGCTTAGTCCTGCCTTTGCTATATGGTGCAACGACCGCATAAAGGAGTTAATGCGCCACGGCATAACGGCAACCCCCACCACGCTTGAAGCGATACTCAACGACCCCGACACAATGATACAGACCTTACAGGCGTTGAAGTCGGAGCGTGAAAAGGTGGCACAGGCAAACAGGCGCATTGCCACGCTCACAGACCAAAGGGATTGCTTCCACTCGGAGAACCAACGGTTGCAAAGACTGCACACTGGCTACATCAAGACGATAGAACGGCAAGCACCCCTCGTTGAGTATGCAAACAACGTGCTTAATTCTGAAAGCACCTATACCACAACACAGATTGCAAAGGAGCTTGGGATGTCTGCACAACTGCTCAACCGCTTGCTACACGCCTACGGTGTGCAATTCAAGCAGAGCGGGCAGTGGCAGCTATACAAGCAATATGAGGATAAGGGTTACACAAAGACACGCACCCACACCTACACCAAGAAAGACGGTCGTGTGCAATCGCTGCTGACAACGGTGTGGACTGAAGCCGGGCGAATGTTTTTGCATTCCACAATAGAAAAATACCGCAATCAGTTGGGAATTAAAAAATAATTCGTATCTTTGCATCAAGAAAAGGAAACATTGAAATTGGGAAGAGGCGCGGATTGTAGTTCCGCGAAAAACTACCAATGGCAATGTTTCCTTTTTTATTGTACCGCTTTCAATATCGTTTCATTATCCGACACGCTGTAAATCAGATATTCGCCTGTATGGTTTTGCCTTACGATTATCCAACACTTGCGCCCTCCTATGGTTGTTTCAAACAGGTGCAATGTAACCTCTTGAAAGTGCTTATCCACACCGCTACCACAATACACGGCATTTTTAATGAGGTTGGGCAAATCAAGCAAAGCCTCGTTCTTTACTTCTGCATCATAGAATGGTTGGTTTAGCCACTCTTTTATGCCACGGTTGGAAATGGCAGCCGACACATTGAGCGTTGGTAGCACAAATTCCCTTGCAAGCAATGTTTCTATTGCAAGCTGCTTTATCTCCTTGCGCCTTTCCTTTGCTTTTTGTGATAGCGGTTTCTTGATTGGTCGCTTGCCATTGAGTACATCTGTTATCTGTTGCTCGTTATCCTTGTAGAAATAAGGCAGCGTTCCCGCATCCTTTGCTTTTCCCATACGCTCCGCATTGTCCCTCGCCCAACTGACAAAAGGCTTGGGAATGTCCGTTACTTCATCGGCACACTTCACACTGTTAGGACTTCTGCCATCAAGGATATTGTCTAACATCTTATCAAGCTCTCCATGAGTGGCAAGCACTGGCACTTGGTAGCAGCGGCAATTCGGGTGCCAACCCGTCCACTTGAATGTCTTGGGGTAAATACCTTTCAAATCATCGCAAATGTCGGGTTCGGGATGGTTGTTGCTCAACCTAATTTCAATACCTACAACAAAGGGCATATCTTGCCAACGGTCATATTCTGCCGTTCTGTATGCAATGTTTGTTTCGGTTCTTGCAAGTCGCTGTGCATTTCGATATGAGGAACGATAAACGCCTCTGCCTGGGTGGTAATCTTTAGGGTCATCGTCAATCCACTTGTAAGACTGACTTTCCTTGTCAAACACCCTACGTTTCCACTTGCGCCCATAAATAGGGTTCCCGTTCTCATCTTCACCCACCTTTACACGAAAACGCCTGTACCATCTATCGGGGTCGTTGAGATATTTCTGAACGACAGTTGCCATTCTGTTTGCAGCCGTTCCCTCTCCAATAGCCAAATCAATAGTGTTTTCAAGCTCTTTCTTGTATGCTCCCGTGTACCTCCACACTCTCTGCGACAAGTTCAAGCCAGCCGTGCCTGTCTTTCTCGCAAAAAATGCGTTCATGGCTTCTTGGTTGTGCTGAAAGTATTTGGCGAAAAATGGGCTGTCAATCGCCTTTTTGCCAAAGACCGACTTAACAAGTTCGTCTGCGTGTTCGTTGGACTTTAGCCACTCCCTTTCAACACCCTTTCGTATGGTCTGATAGATACGGCTATACATATTGCGCAACATGGGCGTAACCTTTTCGCTATACCCATATTCAGCAAAGGAGAATGGCTTTCCACTCTCCAAATCTGTATTCTTCACCAAGTTAATAATCTGCATCATCACATCACGGTACACCGCCCTTATATTGGCAGCATACCCCTCTGTGCGCTTGAATAACTCGGCTTGCGCTTTCTTATAGTCTATCTTTGCCATTGGTTGTTACTTCTTACTGAATTTGTCGCAAATGTCCCTTTCAAGAAACTTGGAGTATTGAAAGAACTTGCAACGGCACAATATCATGTGTCCGTCAAGTGCCTTGCTGTGTGGGTCGTATGAGTGTTTGCAATCCTTGCACGACAACCCTAATTCCTTGGGTGATTTCGCTTTCTTAGCCATTGAATAAATTTTTAATCAGTTCTTCTTTCGTTGGGAAACAAGCACTATCCAAGAAATACAAGTGCTGTGGGTTGTTGCGTGTGCCTGTGTTGGTATGCTCCACGTTACGCACGAACGTACGCAATGAGTTACGGAACACCTCAATGGCAGCGATACGGAAACAATGCGGTCTATTGTTAAGCATAGTCCACACTTCATCACCTATGTTGTATTTGGTCTTTACTTCCATTATTCAGCCTCCCCGAACACGTCCATTTTGTTTAACTCCATTTGCTGTGCAAGTCTTTCGGCTTGCTCTGTCTTAATACGCTCCATTTCTGCCTTACTGTCCTTTACAAGGTAGGACTTTTCAACATAGCTTTCAAGGCTCAATGCGCCATCGTTGTACTGCTTGGAAAGGTCGGCAAGCATTTCACTTACATCATCACCAAATAGTTCTTGGAACTCATGCCCCAAATCAAGCGCATCATATTCTGCCTTGTGTCGGTAGTCAAGCACGTTGCCCATTATGGCTTTCATCAACGAGGCGTGTCGGTTCATATACCCATCGTGCTTTTCCTTGTGTCGCTCTGCCTTTATGACTGCAAGCAACATCACCTTTCGGATAGCCTTTGCCGACAGGTTGCCGAGGCTTTTCATGTTGTCAAAGTCAATATTTGGAGTGAACGACTTGGAAAGGATATGCTTATCCAACCGCTCAAACTGATTTTTTTTGCTCTCGCTTGCCTGGTCCCATGTGAGGTAACGCACTTCACCGCCATTTTTGAGGATAAAGAGTTTCGCCTCTTCCTCTGACTTTGGCAATGAGTTGAGAATTTCAGCGGTTGCCACCATTGCGGGGTTGGCGAAGCGGTCGTTTACATCCGCATCCACGCTTTCCATGTTTTCCTCACGCTCAATCATCGGCTGTACATCTGCGTGTTCTGGCTCTTGCTCAAACAGCAACACAGGTATCTTGCCTATCGGGTTTGCCATTCTCTGAACTTCCCAACCGACACTACCACGCTTGCACAGATAGATTGTATCTGCCGTATATACATCTATGTGGTGAATAGTTCTGTTGCCTTGCTCTGTGAGGTAGTAACCCCAAGCAAAGGCTTTAAGCCGTCCGTATTGGTCTTTAAGCGTGTATATATCATCGTTGTTTTTCTTGCTCAACACATTCAGCAAAAGCCGTGGCGTGTTGTCTGCATCCCTGTAAACGTGGTAGAGAATGGCAGCACAACCCTCCGCACCTGCTGCTCTCTTGGCTTCACGCACGGCACTGTCAAAGCGTGTTTGGCGCATCAGTTCTTGGTAGAAGTCAAATGCGTTGTCTGTGTTCTCTGACAATTGCGACCATTTAACAGGTCTGCCATACAGGAACACAAGGGCAATCTCATTGATGAATTTCTGATAGGGGATAGGTATTTTGTTGCGCTTGCTCCATCGTAGGAAATTGCCCTTTTTGTCGAACACAGCCCTGTCCTTGCGCTCCATTACCTTGTGAGTGCTCACCTCGTACTCCAACAGATTACGGCTCGCCACCTCTGAACGGCTACTAAGCATAGCAACCGCCCTTGTCACATCGCCAGCGGTTAGAAGTTCATCGAAACTTTGCTGATAGCCAATAGCCGCCTTTAACTCGTTTGTGATAGTCTGAATTATGCCCATTGTATGATATTGTTATGTTAAACCTAAAATTCTTTCTATGTTATCGGGTATATCCACTTCATTGTAATCAAACCAACAGCGCATCAAAAGCATATCTCGCCAGTCGGGGGAACAACCGATTTCAACCTTTATTTCTTCTTTGGGTTTGAGTTTCAGTTTACCGTCACTATCCGCTTTCCACGTTTGCAGTTGTTCAAGCTCTCTGATTATCTGCTCCCTTTCCACTTGGCTAACAATGTCCGCATCTATGCCTATTTCGTTGGCATTGATATGTTCGGCAAGTTTATATCCGCATTGCGTCTGTAAGTTTTGGTAGTTCTCGCCTTGCATAGGTGTGGAGTTGTTCACAAAGCCGTTGATGTCGCAGAAGTCCACCACGCCACCGCCCACACCGTCCTCATCTACAATGCACCTGTGGTTTGGTATTCGGTATTTCTTTTGCTTGGCGTTTATCCATGTCTGAATGTCCGTCAGCTTGCTTGTAGGAAAGCAAATCTTTTCAATGATGAAATATCCATCCCATACAGCCAAACGTGCGTAGTCAGCACCAAATCGGGCAATATCGCCCGTTATGTAGTGCTTGCCTGTCCTTATGGCTAACTTGTTTCCGAATATGGCGCATATATCATCATGTGAGCAAAGGGCGTTGGGGTTATCGTCATACTCCCAATCTCCAAGAAACAGACGGGCAAACTTAACCTTGTCGGATGTCGTTTTCAATCCCTCTATATAGTCGGGGTCTATGAATGGGTTTTCCTGTACCAAGCAAGCAATGTAGTAGCGGTATTCTGCAAGCTGATTTGCCTTGTACGGCTTGTAGAAAATATCGTACATCCAATTTTTCTTTGGGTTACAGGTGATGAATAGTTTTCGCTTTAGTCCGTATTCTTCATTAAGGCAGCGACCGATACGAGTTTTCAGCGTGTCATACGCTCCAAAGTTCACCTCACCGCCCTCCTCAATCCAACCGCCTGTGAACTCAATAGAGCCGTAGCGTTCATAAAGTGGGTCAGACGGTTTATATTGCAAGTCAAGAAAATCAATGCGTGAGCCATTGTAAAACTGAATGTAGTTCAACTGTCCGTTGAAACTCCACAAAGCCTCTGGCACTCCATACATCGTACAAACACGCTTGAATGTGATGTAAGTTGATTGCGTGATACGCTTCAACTCGGCACGACCGATAAACCACTTTGTACCCGGATAGGCAAGACACATAAAGAGCAACCACACGGCACCCGTCCACGACTTTGCACCACCAGCAGCACCACCATACAGAATTTCAACGTGTGTGTTGTCTGTAAGTATGGTTAAGGCTTGCTGTTGCTTGTCGTGGTTCTTTCCGTCACGGCACGTTATAAAATCGAAACGACCACGGCGGAAAAGCTCCGTTTTGACTGCAAGAGCCATTGGCATTGATATGTCTTTATTGTTCCTTGCCATTCTTTGCGTTGTTCCTTATCTTGTCAAGTAGCGTGTTGTATTGTAATAGTTCTTCATCGGACAGAGCCGACAAATCCAAGTTGTTAGACACATTGGCGTTTATCTCGCCCTCTATGTTTTGGGTAGCCTTGCCAAACACACGGTCAAAGAGCATTTCAACCGTGGATGTGCGACCGTACCGAATATCTGAATTTATAGCCGAAATGATGTTCAATACCCAAATGGGCGTGTCCTTGTTTGGTTTTGTCCTGTCGTTGGGGTCTTTCAGTAGCGGTTCAAGTTCCGCTGTTGAACTCTCATAAAGGTGCTGTATGACTTTGAGTATTTCTTCTTTGCTGCTTTGCGGATTTACCTTTTTGCCTGTTGTGGTCTGAATGTATTTAAGCACAGAAAGATTGCCCCGACCCCTTTTCTTGGGTTGGTTCTCGGATGTAAAGCGGTTGCCCTTTTTATTTCCTTTCTCAAATAGTGCCATTCGTTGTAAATTCGTTGATTTCTTTTTATAGCGTGTTTGTCAAACACACTTAATAACTGCAAAAAATCGGACAGCGAAAAACACCGCCCGACTTCTTCACTTGGTAAATCGGCTTTTATGCCTGTTCCTCTTGTGCTTTATACTTATCGTAGAACCAAGCGACCAAGCCACCCTCCATGTAATTATCCAAATCGTCATAGGCATCCAGTTCATCCATGAGTGCCTCGGCTTTGTCAATTACACCTGTGAGTAACTTTTGCTGTTCATCGGTAGCGTTCCACACTTCGATTTCGCCATTTAGCTGCTGCTTGATTACTTTAATCTCGTCAGCGGAAAGTTCAATCTTTTTCATCGTTATGCTGTTTTATTAAGTTGGTCGTTCATTTAGAGTTTGTACTTCTTGGCGATAGCCTTAACCGCCTTTGTGTATTTGTCAGACTTGCCATGTACTGCCTTGGTTACGGTTTCTGCCCAGAACTCGCTAACATTGGTTGTGGCATACTTGCCATAGCCTTTCTTTTTCTTGTCACGACTCCATTTCTTGTATAGGGCGTTTACTTCCTTACCTGCTGCCTTTTGGTTTGCGCCTGTCATGTGGGCGTTCCATGTAGCGTGTGCAAGTTCATGTGTTACCGTATGAGCAACAGGCTTGTTTGTGGTCGTACTCCAACCGCTTTTGTAATTCTTGGAGTGTTCCCTTGATACATTCTTTGCGCCTGTGTCGAAATGCTTTCTATCCAAGTACACAGCCTCGGACTTGCCGCCCCTTGTAACGTGAACACCATAGGCAGAACCGCCCAAATCGGCTAACTTCACGTTTCTTTGACGCACACCCATAACAGCATGATAACGAGATATAGCCTCTTTTGTCGCTTTGTACATAGCTTTGTCTTTCATTTCAACGAGTGAACCAACACGGCTTATTTTGCCCTTGTATTGTCCACCTCCGTCATTGGTTCCAGCCTTAACGCCAGCACTATTTCTTCCCATAGCTGTTTACTTTTGACGATAAAACAATGAGGGGTTGTCAAGTACGCTATCAAGCACCACCAATCCCTGTTCCTTTGCCTTGATTTCCTCTTTGAGTTTTTCAAGTTCTTCTTTTGTAAGTTGGCTTTCGGTCAAACCGTTTTCTTCCAACACTTGCTTTATTTTATCTTCCATATTGCAAAGTTATATATTTAGTTGTTCTTTTTACTATAATCCCATCCGTATTTCTTGGCAAGTATTTTCATAACCTTGTGGAAATGTGTAACTTCTGCTCTTGCTATGTTGCTTTCATTCCACCCTGTTTTGGTTAGATAACTATGCCCCTGTTTAGATACTGTTCTGTTCGCATCCGCAAAAGCCTTTGACGCTTCATCTGCTGTTACACCCCAACCGCCCTTTGGACGCTTCACCGAAAATGTGTATGTTGGGGTTACGGCTCGCATTTCTTTTGCATTTGTCCTAACGGCAGACCTTATATCATCACTTGAAAATGAGTTACCAATACGCTTTATGCCACTTTCGCCAAGTGAGCGAGGGTGATTGTGGGTCAATATACTATTTGCGGGTATCTTCTTGGGGTCAAATCGCACCTGTGCGCCCTTGCCACCGATTGAAGAAACAATATCGCCCTTGGAGTTGAAAACGTGCAATGTTTCATCTTTGTTGCGCCTGTATTTCTGTTCCATGCCTACGATATTCTTAACCATTTTTGCAGTATATCCCTTTTCGGTTGCACCTTTGGAGCCGCCAGAACTTCCACCCTTACCGCTTGATGTTACGCCTCCGCTGTTCCTACCCATAGTTTACTTCTTTTTAGCGTTGATAAAATCGGTAATGTAGAGTAATCCGTGCTTTCGGCAAAAGTCTTGGATTTCCTCACCACCACCATAAACCACCAAGTTAGGGCGTTCCAATCCGCTTATTTCCTGTGCCACTTGTAGGTCAGACTTCAAACTTTCCATCCAACCGTCCAAACCACGGGTAAAGAATGCGTTATACCCCTTTGGTATGCCCATTTTGTTGTAATCAATAAACTTGTGGCTTACATTGAGGTCTGCATATACCTTAATGCCGCACTCTTGGAAATAGCGAGCAAGCCACCGCTTTTTGTAGATAAGTTGAACGCCCCACGCTTTAGGCGTTTGGTCGTGGCAACTACAATTCGGCTCAACAATAGCCTTGCATCCGCTTGTCAGTATCTTTATGGGGTCTTTGAACAAAGCCTCAAAGCGATAATCATCTACATAGAAATGATAGGTCGCTACATCCTTGCGTAATCGGCTGTTCGCACCCCACGGACTAAGTGGCAACTCAACCTTGCCAGCTTGCATTTCAAGCAACAGGTTAGGTATTTCCATTTCGTTGTCGCTCTCATAAAGCACATCCTTGTACATGGAACGATAGAAAGCCTCCTTGTCGTTATCTTCATCGTCAGTGTCGCTTTCTTCATCTTCTGTGTCGGTGCTATCCTCACTTTCGTCTGCCTGTTCCACCACCTTTGCAGTTTTCTTGCCCTTTCCTTTCTTGGGTTCTTCATCCTCGCTTGGAATATCCAAACCTATAAAGTCAAAGTTTACATCTGCAAAGGTTGTTTCCACTTGCAAGGCGTTGTAGTCCCATTCGCCATTATTGATGTTGTCCCTAAGAATGAGGTCAGCCTCTTCTTCGGGTGTGGTATCTTTATACAGGACGGTAGGCACTTCTGCCACCTTGCATTTCTTGGCTGCTTTCAACCTCTGATTACCGCACAAGACAATGAATTTGCCCTCACGCTCAATAATGGCAAGCGGTCTGTGTTCCCAAAAGCCATTGATACGGATAGAATCAACAAGCCTATCCAAGTCAGCCTTATTGATTGTACGAGGGTTTTCGGGCAACGGATGCAATTCAGACACCTTGCGAAACTTCATAGGCTCACTTTTCATCTGTCACCTCACTTTCTTCTTTGTCCGTAGGAATATCCGTGCAATCGGGGATAAGATTAGCCTCATCCTCAATCACACGGAAACATTTGCGTATGTATTCAGCCAAGCGTACAAGGCGGTAGTGCTTTCTGTATTTCAGAAAGACAAGTTTACTGCCGTCATTGGTATCTACACCCCAACCATAGAAACGACCTCTGTAATCAAGCGGTAGCTTTACCCTGTTGTCATAAAGATACACGCTATCAGCCACAACCTTTGAGATTGTAGCCGTGCGATTGTATCTGCCGTTAAGGAATATAATTGCCTTATCGCCCTGTTGCAACGTGGCTTGGGGCAACAAAAGCACGACCTTTGAGCCTATCCATTCCCAACCGCCCAGATACAGGAAAGCCAAGACCAACAAAGCCGTTGTTATGCTTAGAATTATCGTTGTCATATCGTTGTAAATTTACTTAGTGAATACCCTTTGCAAAGATACTAATTTTGTGTTTAATAAACACATATTTAAGCAGAATTTTACCTATAAACCAAAAACAAGCATTGCTGCATCACGATTATGTTCATTCGTGCGACCTTGCCATTTTGTGATTGCTTTGAAACTCTCGCCTGTCAGCTTGGTTACATTACGCTTGGGAGCAACCATTTCATACTTGATGTTAGCCTTGTCTTTGCACAGGTCTGAAAGGTAATCATCCCATATACTTGCATCACGTTTGACAGAGCCGACACCTTGCAGTTTCTTTCGCTCTTGCTCACGGCTCATTCTCTCTGTTCCGAACCAAGTTCTTTGCCGTGGGTCTTCGACACGCACCACCACATCTATGCCAGATTGGACGTATTCATTCACTATCTTCATAGCCTTGTGGATAGCCATTGTTTCAAGCAAGAGAAACTGCCCACCGCCCCATACAGCCACGCCTGTATGCGTTCCTGTGTCTATTCCGATATAAGCCTTTCCAATAATCTTAGCCATTGCCCTTTTTGATTTTGGTTACAAACTCGCCTGTCTTAATGTAGCGTAGGCGCATCATAAACATCATCTTGTAGTAGTTTTCACGACCACAAACCTTGATTACATCCTTTTTGAGTTTACGAGGTAAACGGATTGATTTAATTGTTCTCATTTTGTTTTGTCTTTTTGTATTCTTTCATTGCTGAATGTAGGCTGTTGGTGCTGTCAAGCAACGTAATGAGCTTATCAACATCAATCATCTTTTCACCGTCCAAATACGCCCACACATTACGCAGTGCATCCGCAATGGCTTTTGCCTGTTTCGCCTCCTTGAGGGAGCTTTGCACTTCCTTGTTGGTGGCAGTGGCACGACCATTGGCTTTTGCAGTTCTCAACGCTGTTTTCGCTGCTCTCACTTGGTCGCTCTCATGTGTGTAGCTGTTGCTTATCTCTCTTGCTGCCATTGCCGACAACTCGCCAGTGGCTATTTTGTCTTGCAAGTATTGGGGCAAGTCCAACAGCGAGAGGCACTTGCTGATAAATGCGGGCGATTTCTTGAACTTTTCGGCTATCTCAACTTGTGAGTAGCCAAATTCTTCTTTGAACCGCCTAAACATTATGGCACATTCCAATTCGGAGAAACGCTTACCCTCGTTGCGCATCATCTGCTCAATGTAGAGCTGTTCGGTTGTTGCGCCTTTCGGTGCTTTAAGTGCCTTGATGAATGGAATGTTTGCACCCTCCGATATTGCAAGCATTGTGGCACGGTATCGTCTTTCACCGTCCACCAGCTTGTATTTCTCTACGCCATCCTCTTTGTAGGGGATAACAGTAACAGGATTAAGCACTCCATTTGCCTTTATCTGTTCTTTGAGTTCTTCCAAGTCAAAATCTCTACGCACATTGAAACCATCCATTACGACAATGTTTCTTGGGTCTATCAGAAACAGGTCTGTGCGCTTTGTTGCGTTCACTTCCATATTAAGATTGTTTTTATTAGAATAAATATTGCGTTCTTTGTTCCCATTCAAGCCGTTTCATCGCCTTTTCAAAGTATTTGGGCAATATCTCACATCCTATAAACTTGCGTTTCTCCTTGTAACACGCAATGGCTGTTGAAAAACTGCCAGCATACGCATCAAACACCACATCACCCTCGTTGGAGTGCAACATCAACAGGTGGCGTAACAGATTGATTGGCTTTTCCGTTTCGTGTAGCCTGTTCTTTGCCTGTGGCGGTTGGTCGTGAAAGGTTTTCATTTGCAGTTCATAACCGAGGTTGTTGTACGTTACACCCTTGGAGCGCACATATACGATAAATTCAAGGTTATTGATGTAGCAGCCATTGCCCAACGGCATAGGGTTCGGTTTATCCCACACAAGCAAGGTTGCCACATACCCCTTGTTTTCCCACCATGTCATTATGCGCCCTATCTGTTTGTTGGAGCAAAACACGCAGATGTTCACTCCCTTGCAAATCCGCTCAAACTCGCCAAACACCTTGTCATAGTCAATACCTTGCGACACGAAATAAAGCGAGCTGTTCTTGCGTGATTGGATTTGCTTTCTTGTGCAAAAGTCCCCATGTGAGCCTCCACCGTTCAAATCCAAGTCGTAGGGAATATCAGACAGTATGAAGTCCACGCTGTTGTCTGGCATATCTTTCATCACATCCATGCAATCGCAATTATAGCAAGTGCAGTTCTTCAGTACCAGTGGCTCATTCATCATCATCAAAGTATTCTTCGTTTTCCTCAATGAAATTATCCATTGCATCATCGCACCAAGTACCCTCGCACAATCCATCCGCTCTATGGTCTATATCGCCATTGCGCCACGGACAGAACTTGCATATTTCTTCACCGAGTATATTTTTATATTCTTCTCTACTCATAGCATTATACTTTTGCAACTCACGCCTTGCCTTGCGTAAATCTTCCGCATCAAAAACATTTGCGCTCATAGTCAGTATCTGAAATCTGTAAAGTGGATTATCACTCCCTCAAACACGTTGCTCTTGCATCCGCACTTGCCAAAGAAGTAATCCACGAAATCATCAACACTCAATCCGTCATTGCTTGCCACATCCTCAACAGGCACACGCTTGTTGTCAATCCAGCACTGAGGCAGCGCATCATCAGACGAATATGTCATAGTTATGTATTGCAATCCTATCTGGCTTAACTTCTTCAACTCTCGCTGTTCCGAGCGGTAAGGTCTTTCCGTCCATTCACGCACAGAAAGTATTTTCTTTCCGCTGTTCACTTCCTCACACCGCTTTGCCCACAATCCGCTTGCATCCACACGCACGGTATGTATTTTGTGGCTTGCGTAGAGCAAGTTTGCAAACATCGTAGGCTTTCCCTCTTTCTTGTGCTTTACGGGAAACACTCTGTTCAACATCAGTATTACATTCTTTTTCATGCTGTTTTAATTTTGGATAACCATTGTTCGTAAACTCTACTTGCGATTTGCGCAATCATTACAGGCGGTACGCTCATTCCACAAACGTAATATGGCTTTTGGTTGCCAAAATCGTAGTCTGTCGGGAAAGAGGACACCTTGCATACACTTTCGTTTGAAAGCCAGTTCATGCCCCAACTTGGCATAGGCGAAGCTTTTTGCCGATACCCGGCTAATATCGTGGGGTGTACCATATTCTTATCAACCAAGGCGCATTGTTGGTATTTCGTTTCCTCGCCATTCTTCAACCGCTTGTATTCGTCAATGTAGCAAGGTGTTGTTATCGGGTCGCCAAGTGTGAGGTGTGCATCCTCGCACGTTATAGGCTTTTCGTCAAAATTCAGATTGATTAAAGGGTATGTGTCAAACAATGTGTGTGCGGTCGGTACATACTGTATGAGGTCGTTTCTAAGGCATACAAAGAAAACACGTTCCCTGTGCTGTGGCACACCCATGTATTGCGCATCAAGCAAGAAATGCTGACAGGTATAACCCGCATCCTCAAACTCCATGTGAATACGTTGAACGTATTTCTTGGCAGCACCTTGGAGCAATCCTTTCACGTTTTCAGCGATAACAACCTTTGGGCGCAACTTGCGTACAACATCTATGAAATCGAAGAATAGCGTATCAAGCACTTGCTCTGTCTGTCCCTCTCTGAAACGCTTTTCCTTTCCCCATGTTTCCTGTCGTGTCCTTGCCATTGCTATTGTGAATGTGGAGCAAGGAGGCGAGCCGTCCAGAATGTCAAGGTTGTACAACGCATCAGGAAATGCAGTTCTTTCCTTGAATGTCTGTATCGGTTCAAGAAAGGCATATCGTGGGTGATGATTTTTCTCGTACAAGTCCATAACACGCTTATCAATTTCGTTGCATCCAACCACATCAAAGCCAGCTAATTTGTACCCCATAGAACTACCCCCCCCACAAGCAAAACAACTGAATACCGTGCCTTTATCTTTTGTGAAATTGGCATTTTTCAGCGTCCAATTGTAATTGAATTTATGTTCCATCTGTTCTAACATTGTTCATCAAACACACTTAGTAAGTAAATAAAAAACGCTACTTGCGCCTACTTCCACCGTGCAACTCTATCACGTTGAAACTTTTGAAACGGTCAATCAGTCGTTTCTCAAAGCGTTCTTTCAGTTCTCGCACCGTCAGATTGCTTGTTATGTGATAGCGTTTGCCGTACTGTTGGTATATCTCGTAGCGAGCAAACAGAAATTCATCGGTTATCTGTGTTAGCAGCGTTCCAAAACTCTTTTGTTTTTCGGTAGCCAGTCCCAAGTCGTTAAGGCACACTCCGAATGGAGCAACACCATCATAAGCCTCTTGTGTGCTTGCGCCTTTCTGCTCATTGTATGTGTACTTGTCAATATGCCCATATACCTTGTGGTAGTTCATTAGTTGGGTCATGCTGATATTGCGAAAATAGTTCTCGTTATTGGTCGCTCTAAGGTAGTCCGAAAAGATTTGCATTATCATGGTCTTGCCTGTGCCGGGTTCACCGACAAGCAAAATGTTCTTGTGGAGCTTGTAATCTTCATCGGGGAACACGTTTTCAGCCAAAATGCAGTTGTTAAAGTAGTAGGTCAAGAAACGCAACACCTTGGAGTTGTGTTCATCAACAACGAAATCCGAAAACTCACGCAGCATATAGTTCTTGCCAATGCTGACAATCAGATTAACGTGTTGTGCGTATTCGTGAGGGTCTGTAAGGTCATATCTAAAACCTTTCAGAGTAGCCCTCCTGTGTTGTGCTATCAGAGCCTCCGACCGCTGTTTGGTCAAGTGGTAACGCTCCGCTTGCATATCTCGTATTATTTTCAATGCCTCTTCCTGTGTTTGGGGCAATTGAATTGGTTTGCCGTTGAGTTCCATATCTTAAATATTCTTCGTTGTACTTATCCACTACCCAATTGAGGATAGCCTTGTAATCACTTTTGTACCGCTTGCCTTTTGAGCCTTTATAGTTGTCAAGCATTTCAATCATCCGCTTTGCGCCATCTTCCGTGTGTTCCGCACAGAGCTTGGCATATTCATCACGGGTAAGTGTAACACATTCGGCATAGTGGTACTTTCTCTTTTTCTCAATCAGTTGCTTTTGCTTTTCTGTGAGTGGTGGCGGTACATCCTCGCTGCCTGTATCGTTGGAGAATAGCAAAGGCTGTTCTTGCTGTGTATGCTTGGGTGGCGGTTCTTTTGGGGTTGGTGGCACAACATCGTTTTCTTTCTCTGTGAACGGTGCTTTGTCCTTTTCAGTCAGCCGTTGTTTCATTGCATCACCGCCTTTCTTGCCAGCATTGCGCCTTTTCTCGCTTATATCAGCCTGTTTAACCATGTCGGCAGAATAGTACACGCCTTTGTGGTTTAACGACAGCACACCGCAATCTATGAGTTCCTGTAATGGTTCATCGTCTGTAAGACCCAACAACACTACCAACTCATTTAATGTGTATGGTGTGTTGTTAGGCTTTACAAGCATACCACGTTGGGAACTTTCCCACATATAGCAGAGCATTGTTACCCACACACCCTTTGCCATGAGCGAAAGGGTATTGATACGAGGGTCTGACAACCACACCCTCGTATCAAAAGGCATAAGTGAGTATTTCCGCTTGTCTGCCATACGCTAAGTGTTATGCTTCCATGATTGCAATGTCGGGCGCAATCTCACGAATTTTAGCCAGCACATCATCAATGCAACGGTCACGGTATTCATCTGCCACTTCCTTTGCACCAGGCGATACAAGCTGTAAGAACACATCACCGTCTGTAAGGTAATGGTCAAACTCCACCTCAATAGGCGTTTTCTCCGTACCCTTGAAAATGGAGAGGTTCACCGTGAAACTCTTGGGCAGATTGCTTTCCACCTGTGTACGGTACACATCGGCACGACTTCCAGACGGGTCACGCTGCTTCTCAATCTCCGACTTCGCATTTGCAGTGAAGTTCTTGAGGGCAGATACAAGTTTCATGTTCTCGCTCTTGTCAGCGAATACGGCACGGTTAAGGCGCAAGAACTGACCCAACTTTGCGGGAATCCAACCCATCTTTTCATCGTTGATGTGGAATTTCTCAAAGATTTCCGAATAGGCAGCCTTGCCTACAAACGTGGACTTAGTGTAGTAATCGCTTTCGTTGATTGTGAGCGTGATTGTCATTTTCTCACGGTTCACTACGATATTGGCTTTCTTCTGTTCGATAGTGTCAATTCGCTTTGTGAGCCAGTCAAGAGGCGTGGAGAGTACGCCTGTCACGTTGATACTTTCGGGTTCTTTCAACTCCAACTGCTGAACTTTGGGTGCAACACCCTCACGCAGTATTACTTCGATAGGCTTTTCGCCTGTGTAGTTGCCGATATTAACGGCAATCTTTTCATTGTTTTGCTCCATTGTTTTGTTGTTTTACTTGGTGAATAACTTAATCTTCTGTTCCTGTTCTACGCACGAATTGCATAACGGTACGCTGTCTTTCTTCGGGGGTAATCGGTCTTTCCTCCAACTTGTAACCCTCTGGCGAATAAAATGCAGTCTTTCCCTCGTCCACATCTACGAACTTGAAACAATCGCCCTTTACATACTCGCCTCTTGCTTTGAGTTCATCAAGGATTAAGCCTCGTCTTTCAAGCAACGGCTTTATGCGTCCCTTGTAGTCGGCTCTGATTTCAGCGAGTTTATCTTCAAGCTCTGCCACTTGGATAGACACGTTTTCAAGTTCTTCACGCCTTGCGTTCACTTCGTGCTGTTCAAACTTGCGTGTGTAGCTACGTTCCACAATTTGGTCGCAGTTGTCACGCAATAGCTGTTCCCTTTTCTCTACGGGTTCATCAGCAAACATTAAATCTTGCATAACTTATCTTGTTTTGGTTAAACTTACTTCAAGCGTTCACCCACAGAGAAATTGAAAGCTATTGCCTCCGCCCACAGCTCCAAGAACTGTTTGCCAAAGTATTCAGCCTTTTCTTCTGTGTCAAGGCACAAGCGGAAGCCACTGTCCGCAAACGAGTACGAGGAACGACTATACGCATCCAGAGAACCGAAACCCGCAAGCGCACCATAAGACGCAGTAGCAGACAGGAGGCAACCCCTTTCTTTATCTCTCATACCGTCAATCTCACTTTGGTTGTAAAGTGCAAACCAAGGATACCAGTAAATGCGGTTTCCATCGGGGTCGGGATATACCTTAACCTCACCACCCCAAAGAGCCTTGCAAATCAGCTCCAATTTCATTTGGGCGATTATGTGCTTTGGCACACCAGCCTTTTTAAGCGTTTCTTCATCTACGCTTTCGCCCAAAGCCTTGCAAGCATCCTCATAGGTTCGGATAGTCTTGTAATCTTTAAGGCTTGGCTTATTATCGTCTGTCGGCTCTATATTGCCAAACAGAGCCACAAGCACTTTCTTTGTGCTTTCGTCTGCCACTTCAAAGGCAGCTTTAAGGTTGCTTTCGCTCACCTCAATCTTTTTGCTTTCGTTGTTCATCGCTTAATCTTTTAAGTTTCTGAATGTTCTTTCTTGTTATTCTCATTGCGTTGTACACCCTTGTACTTGTGTCCTTGGGCAACAACTCTAAAATCATCGGAATGTGCCTTACCAAGTCAGTAACCACGTTGTTAGGTACTTGTATCATCGCTTGTTCTCCAATATTTATCGGGGTCGGGTATTTCAATTCCAAGGTATTCACGCCCATACTCACGCAGTTTCTCGCAATAGGTGGAGAATGTCAGCGTGTCCATTGTTGCAGTTGATGTCGGAAACTCCACAATCTCGCCTGTATGCCTGTTTACCACACTGTCCTTGGCAAGCATATTCTTGAAGTATTCGTGTACTTGCTCAACACTCACAAACTCCCAACCAGCCTCCAAGAGTGCATCAAGCAGCATGGGGTATATGCAACCCCACAGCCATCCGTTTTGGTCGTTTGAGCGTGGCTTGCGCATCCGCTTAACCTCAATCCTATACATTCCGTCACACACTTGCCTAAACCATTCGTAGAGCGGTTGCAACGTGAACAATCCTTTTCGTTTTTCAACCAAGACCTTTGCCATATCAGAACTTTGTAATGTCAATATCCATATTTGGAGTGGCAGCATACACGGCTTTGCCTGTCTGCCTTTCGATTTCAGATACAAATTTCAACCTGTCGCTGTTGTGGTCTGACAAGTGCAAAAGCACTATGTTGTACACGTTGGCAAGGTCTAATTCAGAGAGTACCGCCTTGCACGTTTGCAGTTCCATGTGCGAGTTTGGCAAGCGGTCTATTTGGCTTTTGGGCGTTACTCCAGCATTGACAGCCTCAATGAGCTTTGGCATTGAATAGTTGCACTCAATCAGAACGTGGTTAAGCCTTGGAAACAGGCTAAGACATTCGCAACTGTCAGTGAGAAACATTATTCGCCCACATTCGGGGTGTTCTATGAGATAACCGACACAAGGCACATCGTGGCAAGCGTTGAACGGCAACACCTTGAACCGCCCAAGTTTGTAGCCGTGTTTGGGAACAATGGCAACAGAGCGTGAACCCCATACGCCTTTGTTTTCCCAAACATCAGCCAATGCCAACGTGTGAAAGCCATTATCCACCATTGCCTTTATATACTTGGCGTGGTCGTTGTGCCTGTGGGTTATAAGACAGCCTACGACTTTTCGGAGATTGTACCCCAAAGCCTTTTTCACTTCTTGGAAACGGACACCAGCCTCAAGTATCAAAGCCTCTTTGCCGTTGTCAAGAATGTAACAATTACCGTTGCTGCTTGAACCTAACACTTTCAACTCCATACTTCACTTGGTTAATCAAAAGCCGGGGTCTGGCTCTGTTTCGTGTTGTGGCTCGCTTTGAGGTAGCGCACCATTGGTTACATCCTCATACTCTACGTTTGCATCATCTACGACTTCGATTGCCTGTGCGTCAGCGATAATAACCTTTTCGTCTGTATCGCCTTGTGTGTCGGATGCAATACCCTCTTGGAGTGACACCGTGAGGTAGCCATATTTGCCCAACAGATTGCGTAACACGGTCTTGATTGCCATTGCGTGAAAGTTACCTTGCCAGCCTACTTGTGTACTGTCGGCATTGACGGGCAGCTTGGCGAGATTGAGCAATGTTTCTATCGTAACACTTCTGTTGAAAGCAATAGCCTTGGAGTAACGCTTGGCGTGTGCCGCCATATCCTCAACGGACATATAGAGTGCCTTGTGATAGCCATCCACCAACTGAATGTAGGCGAAATAGCCAACAACCTTTTCTGACACCTTGCGTCCCTCAACATCAATTTCACCCGTCAGCTTGCTTGTGCGCTGTAACTCGCCCTCATACACCACATCAGCGTTAATGATAGCATACTTGCCTGTACGCATTGCAAGCTGATACAAGCCTTTGTAGCCTATCTGAAACACTGGCTCGTACTTCTTTACCTTGTTACCCTTTGCATCCGTCACCGTGTTGTAGAACGGAATGATGAAAGCCTGTCCCAAAGCCTTGTTGATAGGCAAGTGTAAAACTGCTGCTTTCAGTGCCTCTTTCACAACTTGGTTAGGGTCGCACAATTGCAGTTTGCTGTCAGAACTGTACAAGTCTATGAGCGAAGCCACGAATGTAGATGCGTTCTTGCTAAGTGCGTTCTTGAACTGTGCCATGACGGAATCAGCGGAAAGCACACGTTTCAGCACATCCAAATTCTTAGGCTTTGCCACAACACCGCCCTGTTGCTGTGTTGTCATTGATTTTTGTTCGTCCATATCAGATGTTATTTTATGGTTAGTGATTTATCGTTGCTCACTTTCAAGTTCACGATTTGCGAGATTGTAGGGATTATCTGGTTGAAACTCTCCCTATTGTCTATGAATATGGGTGCTGATATGCCTTTTGTGGCACATATAGCGTTGATTATATCCAAGCCAGCGTTTACCTTGCCACAGGCATTGACATCAGCATAAGGCACACCGTTCACCATGCAATAGCAAGTTACTTTCTCGCCTCCGTTCTTCTGTTCCTTAACGAATGAGAACGAAACGACATTGAACAAGCCGTTGATGCGTTGCATGAGAACTTCATCCTTGGCTTTCTGAAAGCGCAAATACACATCTTCCCATTTCTCCAAGTCTGCCTTGGCTTGGTTGTTGGCTATACGCTTTTCTTCAAGGTCGGCAATCTCTTTGTTCACTCGCTCAATCATCGCACGTTTGCCAAGTCGCTTGTTAATATCGGCAATGGCAGCGTTGCTGTCGGCTTTCTCGCTTTGCAGTTCCGACACATCGGCTTGAGGCACCTCAACTTGCAACTGATTGGCGATTTCTGCTATGTCATTGCGTAACCCTATGCACTCTTTATCATTGGCAATAGCCTCGTCAGCGTTGCCAGCAACAGGGATGTTGTTTTTCTTGATTGTGATATTGCCCTTTATTTCAAGTGCATCATCTTCAAGTTTGGCAATAAGACCAGTTAGTTTGGTCTGCTGCTCCACGGCTCTGTCGTATTCGGCTTTGTATTGCTTGCCCTTGGTCTGAATGTCTTTCTGTCGCTTGGATTTGCTCTGTTCAAAGTTTCCACGCAACTTTGCAATGGCATTTTCCAAGTTCTCGCCCTTGTAAGGCTCGCCACAAGTCGGACAAACAAGCACATCACCGCTCGGCTCTGGGAACTGCTCTTTTGCAACAGTCTTGAACTGCTCACGCATTTTTACCAGTTTGCCGTTGAGTTCATCAATCTTGCCGTCCACGTTCATTTTGTCGTTGCGGTAGCTATCCAAGTTCTTCTGATTGATTGACAACTCGTTTTCCATTTGCTGAATGTCGGAAAGTGCCTTGTTGTGCGCTGCGTTGGCTTCCATGCGGATAGTATTCTCACGGTCTTGCAGTTTTATACGCTTGTCAGCCTGTTGTTTCATAAGTGCCATCTTGCGCTTATATGCCTCATCGTTCAGAGCGGATTTGTCGGCAATCTGTGCGTCAATTTCCTTAACACGGTCTTGCACTTCTTTCAACTGCTTTTCAAGCACTGTCCAATTCTCGCTCTCTGGCATAAGTTTCTGTGCCGTTTCGATACTTGCGGGAATGGTAGCAAGTGCATCATTGCAAGCCCTTTTTTTAGCCGCAATCTCCCTTGCCCACTTAGCGAGGCTTGTGCCGTTGATTTGGTCAAGCAATGCAAGAAAATCGGGGTCAGTAGCCGCCACTTCTTCATCATCAATGTTGCCAACCATTTCAAGCAACATATCTTTTTGAGTTTCAGCACCCAATGATGTAAAGTAGTAAGGGTTGGTTATCATGCGGAACACATCTTCGGGTATAATCTCCGATATTTCGGCTTGATACTCTTTCTTTGTACCTGTGCGCACATCGTTGATGAAATACTGTGTTTCGTCTTTCATCACTTCCTCTGTTGTCCCGTTCACTTTCTGCCATTTCTCAACCAGTGAGCGTTGCAGTTTGATTTCCTTTTCGTCCACTTCAAGCACGGCTGTAACTGAATGTTCCAAGCGGTAGATTGGTTTTCCATCTTCGCCTGTGGTCTTTACGTTGAAACCATTAGCACCGTCACTTCTGCCTGTGCTGTCCTTGCCGAATAAAAGCCATAAATACGCATCATAGAGCGTTGTTTTGCCTGTGCCATTATCTCCGCACACGGTAGTAATGCCGTCATTGAAAGCAATGCTAAAATCACGGACACCCTTAAAGTTCACAAGGGCAAGCGATTTCAAAATTATCTTTTTCATTGTACGCCAAATTTAATATTGTTACTTTCGATATACTTTTCTCTGATTGTCCGTGCGTCATTCAGCACCGATTGCACATTCTCCACATAGCGAATATCAATCAGTGGAATGTTGTTGTAGCAAATATAGAGTTGGTTCTGAAACTCCATTACTTGCACAACTTTCAAGGACTCGCTTTGCATCACCGCTTTCTGCTGTTCGGCTTTGCGTTCCTTTCTGCCTTTCAGATAGGCAGAAATAAATTCGCTAATCTTCTTCATAGTTCTTTTATCTGTTAATGATTGTCTTTAGTGTTTCCGCATTGTTGAGCGATTGCAACTCTGCCATTGAATAGAAACGCTTTGAGTTGGGGGCAGCACCGTTACGTTGTGGAGTTATAAGACCTTGCTCAACCCACCGCCTCACTCGCATTTCTTGAAACAGGCGATATGCCTCACGCTGCGAAACCAAGTCTTTGCTTGGTGCGTTGCTCTGTACTATCGTGGCAGCACCCAAAGCCGCCATTTCCTTACAGATGTTTTTCAATTCGTACAACTCCATCGTAATAGCCATATCATGCCCTCCTTTTACGCTTGAAATAATCTCTTACGCTTTCGGTGCAATACTCTTTCTCCACATAACAAAGCCAAGCAAATGCCCAACCAGCAAGGGCGAAAATGATGTGTCCCCAATTTAGAAACATGGTAATCGTGCAACACAGGGCGATTGCACCCCAAACACACATACCGATAAAGTTTACCAAAGTGTCCCTTTTCATTGTCGTTTACTTTAAGAGTTGAACAATTCTTTTGCACTAACGCCAAGGTGTTTAGCGATAATGTCAGTTCTCAATTCGTCTGGCTTCTGTGTTCCAGCAAGCCAACACCTTACGGTTGTGGGATGTACCTTTGCCACCGCTGCTATTTCGTTCACCCATGCTGTTTTTGGAGCTTGGGGGCGTTCTGTTGGCAGTGCATCGTACATTTGCCGAAAGACAGATTTCTTCTTATACTTCATTTTCTAACTGATTTAGTGTGTTTTACAGACATAATTTTATATCTTTGCAACACTATTAAACTTGTTGTGGTGCAAAGATAGCAACTATTTTTGTTATAGCAAACATAATAGCAAGAAAAGTTTTGATAATAACAATTATTAACAATTATGATTGATATTAAAGTAAAAAGAATAGCAACCGCAATAGATTACTTGAAAAGTATCGGCAAGGTACACAAGCAACAGGACATAGCGGAACAAATGGGTGCAACAGAATCCAGCTTGTCAAGAGCCTTGAAAGGCGATGTGAAGTATTTGACAGATAAGTTTATCCAACGCTTTAACAAGGCGTATGGCAACATATTCAACGAAAATTGGCTTATGGGTGGTCAATGTGATATGCTCGCAGACGAAAACGAGGTAGCACAACAGACTGCAAACAAGCAAGTCCAAGTAAATGAGGATAGCCTTGACTTCATCACAGCAGGAGGGGAGGCTTTTTCTTCAATGATTGTGCGCATGATGAATGAAAAACAGATTGCGCCATACGGCTTGCTTGCCGACAAAGACAGGGAGATTGCAGAACTCAACCGCCAAATAGGGAAGTTGGAGGCATTGTTGGAGGTTGCCAAAAAGGGAACTGCCCAACAGGTAGGCAATGCTGCGGTTGCAGATGTCGGATAACCATATTTGGCAAGTTCCCCAAGTATTGAAAGACTAAAGCAGAAAGATATGAAAGAATACTATCGAATGGTGATTGAACTTTGCAAACAGAGTATCGCCATACACCAAGTAAATCCCGAAAGGAGTTTAGAGGTGCTGACAGAGTTAGAAAAGGCTATTACAACCGCAAAAATTAAAGGCTTGCCCTTTGACGAACTGCAAGAGTTGAAAGCCGATGTTGAACAACTTAGAGCAATGGCATAATGGGGTGGTCTTTCAGAAAGCGTGTAAAACTCTTGCCCGGAATATGGCTGAATTTCAGTAAAAGCGGAATATCTACAACCATAGGGACAAAAGGCGCAAGTGTAAACTTTGGCAAGCGTGGTGTGTATGGCAATGTTGGAATACCCGGCACAGGCTTGTATAAGCGTGAAAAATTATCTGGGAATTATGACAAACGACCCAAACAGAGAAAAGTCCATGTGCAACAGGAGCAACATAGTAATCAACCACAACGTGTAAAGATAGCCACGTTACTACAATTTCGTGATGTGATAGAACCAGCCACACTTGCCAACCTTTTGTCATACCAAGCACAAGGCAAAGATTTTGTGTATGTCGAAAGCGGTATTGTGGAGAAATTAAGAAGTCTGCATATTGATAAGAAGAATGGCAAAAATATCAATAATACAACTTATTCACAACCCAAGCCACAAGGCGCACCTATAACAGGCTCAATCCTTGGGGCTTTATTCTTGGGGTTTCTCACTTGGTTTACATTTGACAGTTCCAAATATGGCATTATCAGTTGCATTATTGCTTTGCCTATATTTCTGATACTAACAACAAGACAACAACAAAAATGAATACACCAGTAAGCAAGCAGATAATGGAACGCTTTTATTGCGCACTTGATGCGATAATAGCGATGAAAAAGATACGAGGTGTAAACACCTATTGCCGCCTGTATGAGATTGACAGGCGCAACTTCATAGCCAACCGTAAGGACTTGGATAGGGGATGGTTTCAAGTTTCATGGATGTACCCAATGGTAAAGGACTTTGGAGTAAATGCCAAATGGCTAATGTTGGGTGTCGGAAAGATGTTTGAGGATTAGAGATAAGGGGTGTTCGCTTGAACGCCCCTTTTTCGTGTTTTTGCAAAAATCGAAGTTAGCGTGTTCTTTCCCCCATACCCCCTATTTCATATACTTATACTTAATAATATTTTATATATAGAGTGAGTATATACGCGCGTGTGTGCGTCATGCGCGTGCGCGAGGGACGGAAAAATCGGTCAAAACGGCTTTGTAACTCATTGAAAATCAATTAAGTAAAATTTTTGCCAAGGCAAAATTTGAGGTGTTTTTCAAATATCGCTGATTATCAACGACTTACACGATTTGTATAAATTACAAAAACAAGCGATTTTGCCTTGGCAAAAATTTTAAGTATCTGAAAATCAACGTATTAACATACGCATTTTGCCAAGGCAAAATTTTTGAAGAATACTTTTGCTAAGGCAAAAATCATAAAACACTGATAATCAATACTTTAATAATTTTGCTAAGGCAAATTGCCTTGGCAAAACAGGCGCAAAAAAATTTTGCCTTGGCAAAATCACACACTTAACTCATTGAAAATCAAGCAAGTATTTTTTTTGCCAAGGCAAAATGCACGTTTATTTACGGAATAATCCAATGATGTAGTCTTTGCCTGTCTTAGTCCATTCAAGCAAGAGATTAACCTTGCTTCTGTTCGGGTTTGAGCCGTCAATATAGGGTGCTGCTCTTACGCACATAAGACCCATAGGCGCATATTGAGGTGTAATAATCCACTTGTCCCCATAGCGCACAATCAGACCCTTTTGTGCCAGAGCCTTGTTAAGAGCTTGCGGTGTCATGCCCAACTCTGCGGCTATGTCCTTTGTGGTGAATGTACCTGTCGTGAAGTCTGCCATGAGTGGCAGCACACCGACATTCTCATTTTGGACGGTGCTTATAGCGTCAAGCACCTTTTTCTCCAACTCTGAAACCCTCTCGTTTGCAGTCCGCAACTCCTTGAGGGTGTCAATCAGCAAATCAATCTTCTTATTTTCCAT